CTATCGCTCCTCGATGATTGCCATTGCTTCGCGGAGCCGTGAAACATGGGCGCGCTCCCAGTTGGCGCAAGCCTCTTCGGTGTGAGCCGCGACCTCCTGCTCGCCGCAGACGTAGCAGCGGGCGATGCCGCCGGCGGCGCCGATGTCGGTGTGGCCCTGGCTGCAGGGGCTCAGCCGAGTGAAATCAGCGGACAGGCGATGGTCGATGCGGGCGATCAGGTCGGCCAGGTCGGCGGGCCACGCATCGCGCGCCGACTTGCCGGCATTCTCGCCGTCGCCAAGCCAGGTGCGTGCCTCCGCCAGTAGGCCGCGGGTGGTGCTGAAGGTCCCGATCATGGCTTGCCAGTCATCGAGGGCAGCGTAGTAGCGGAGCTTCACTGGCGCGGCCGGCGATTGGGATAGCTGTTTTTCGGGCATGGACATACCTCGCCAGGCGGCGGGAACTTGTGAAAGGGAAAGGGTCTATTCAGGGGATTCGCCCGCCCTGGTGCGCATCGGGCTGATGCGAGGGCTCTGGGGCGGGTGAGTCAGTTGTGCTTGGAGACGGCGTAGCCCAGCAGGGCTTGCAGCGGGTTCGGGCGCTGTCCCCGCGGATGGATGCCGATGTTTGCCTCAAGCCCGTCAAGGCTGACGTTGGCGCCATCGTAGTTCAGCCCAGGTGTGAGCCCCATGAACTGCATCGGAACGCCGCAGTCACGGCAACTGATGCGAATTTCAGCCATGAAGCGCCCCTTGTCCTCGATGCGCGCGACCCTGACTGCCGCGTCGAAGTTGTTGTGTTTGCACGCCATCACGCCACCCCCTGCGTATGGGAGATGCAGCAAGTCAGTTCGTCGGGTGCATCGAAGAAGCCAAGCCGGCCTTTCAGGGGTACGAACGGTGTCGGCCGCGGATCACGCAGGACGAATCCTTTCTCGCCCATGTACCAGGGCGAGTTGCTGCGCTCCACACTATCGACCAACTCGACGGAGCCGATGATCCCGCCGCGCTGTAGTTCTTCGAATGCCGGGAGATTCCTGCAGCCGTACAACTCGGCGAACGAACGTGCCCAGCGGTATTCGTCCCAGGTCATGCCCTGTGCGGCATGGACAAGGAAGCGGCCCCTGAACTTGGTGTGCCAGGTGCGGTTCTCGATGTCCTTGCCACCGTAGATGATCAGCCAGGCCCAGGGTTGGCGAATGCTGAGGGCTTTCATGCGTTCGCCTGCTGGTTGGCTTGCGCCTCTTCGGCGGTGGCCGGTTCGAATAGCGGGTGTGACTTGCCTTCCTCGTCCGTGACTTCCAGCTTGTGCATCTGAAAGAGGCCGCCGAGCGTCCAGTTACAGCCGCTGCCGGGCGCTTTCTCCTGCGATGGGCCGCCGGCGCCAGTAAAGCGGCCAATGCAGGAGAAGCCCAGATAGGGCTCGACTGCGGCGAAGTCCGCACCAGCGCCGGCTGTGATCAGGTCCGCTGCGGACTGCACGGTCCCGCACATTGGGCAGCGGAAGGCATAGTTCTCGCGCGGTACGCCTTGGGCTTTCAGACTGTCGCGCAGTTCTTGGATGGTCATGGTCTTCATGGGATGGTGCCCTTCTCTAAGGAGTGGATTCGCTTGATGGTCCAGGTGACGCTGGCCTCGATGATTTCGGCGATAGCCCGGATGCTCTTGCCCTCGGCACGCAGCTCGCGGATCACGTCGTCAGCAGGGCGCCCCCAGCTTTCGGCAATCAGGTCTTCGCGCGGCACCTTGCGGGATTTCGATTCGTCGATCGGTGTGGACAAAGCGTCTGCCAGGCACATGCCGTTCTGCATACGGCTCCGGATGGTCCGTTGGTTGATGCGATGCTGCAGGGCGAGGTCGAAGGTAATCAGCGCAGCCTGGCGCTGGCGGGGCATGGCTAGGGCTTGCTCGATACTCATGCCCGACCGCACACGGGCGCGAACGGTGTTCGGGGATATGCCGACGGCACGAGCCCGGCTCGCCAAATTATCGGCGCCGAACTGGTTCATGTTGCCGCTCCTGCTTTGGCCAGTTCATAGGGCTCGGCGATCACCTCGTTGAAGGCCCAGCGGGCCTGCTCTGCGGTGACAGGGATGATGACCAGGCCGAGGCCGAGGGCTTCCATCACATCGTCAGGGTGGCGCCGGCCGATGAAGCGGCACTGGCCGTTCTTGGGATTCACGCCGGCGATCGCCAGCGGCTCGGTTTCTTCAGGCATGACTTCTCCCTACGCCGGGGCGGCGCACAAGGTGGCTAAGTTGGGTGTCGGAGGGTGGGCTAGGCGAGCGCCGGGTGGCGCCCGCATTGCCGGGGAAAGGCGGGGATCAGTTGAACCCCAGCTCTTCCAGCAGACGGGTGATTTCGGTTTCAGCGTCAGACAGGCGGGGCAAGCTGAACTGGACGAGGTCCCGCACAACGCAGTCTTCTGGCAGTGATTTGCAGGCGATCACCAGGACGGCCATCGCGGTAGTGACTTTGTCGTGAATCTCGACAAGGTTGCGTTCCATACACGCTCCTATTTTGTGTGGTGGCACTGAGACGATAACGGCTGAGTTTCGAATTTGTTCCCAGATTCGAATACTTCCTCAGTCCGCAGGATTGGATCTCAGGCTCTCACAGGTCCTCAGGAACGCAAGCTCCAGCAAATACGGGGCCTCCAGCCAGATTTGGCACTTCTCAAATCTGTGATATAGGGGTGGGGATGCCATCCCACGACACCCTGTCCTTCGGTATCATGGCAGCCTGCAGTGCCAGGACTGGGCGTAGGCAACGCCGTCGATGAACTCGTAACCGGTGATGACTAAACCATTGGTGGCCATGCCGTGTATCGCCACGTCGTACAAGGTTGGCAGAGTGGGAGCGCTCGGCCCGACCCTCAGAGTCTCTGCGATCAGCGAGACCCGCTTCAGTGGCGTGCGCTCGTCGTGACGGATGTAAACGTCCCCCCGGAACGGCTGAAGCTTGTCGAACTCCCTTCGCTTGAGGGGGCGGCCTTGGCTGCGCATACGGCGGATATCGAAGTGCATGATGGATACTGTATAAATAAACAGTATTCTGGCGCTCGCTGAGGGTTTCCGCAATGAGCGCCGCCAGACGGTCCAGTCATTCCCACCCACAGAGGTATCCGGGGGCAGCAAGCTCCGCGAGTTCCTAACGCAGTGATTTCTCAAGCAGATGGGCATGGCATACTTCAGGAAAAGGAGTCGTTATGAAAAAGGACTACGTGATCTGGGGCGGGTGCGCGCTGTTGTTTCTTGCCGGCGCCATTTGGGGGATGGCGTGGACACCGAAGGAGTTCTTTAAAGTCCGAAGTATTCATGATGCTCTGGATATTGTTGCCGCCTTGGCAACTGTTCTCGGTGTTTTTGCTGCCTTGTACCAGTTGAACTCTTGGCGAAAGCAACAAGCGTCCGGGAATGATCACGCGCTAGCCGTAAGGGCGGCGGCAATTGTTAATGACCGGGAATATCATATAAAGCGGATATGGATAATTGTTGCTGTGATCCATTTTGGTGTTGCGGCGAACCGTCTAAAGAAGGACGCGCCGGCCCCAGAGACGTTCCTTAAGCTGAGTCAATCCACAGTCGACGATTTTCAAAAAGGCGCGCCGTTGCTTAAAAGCATCTCCTTTGAGTGTGAGATGTTTTGGGGGGCAGACTACGCAAAGCCTCTAACTGAATTGATCAAGGTTAGTGACTTGTGCGTTCAGTACATGAATCAATTTAAAAGCTTTGCGTCCGGTGGAGCTTCCAGCTTACTCGGTGGTGGTGATCTAGAGTCGCTTGAAAGAGTGTGGGGCGAGCTGGAAAAAATGGGGCTAACAAACAATGGCGAGGTCATCGCGTACGTTGATAGAAGGGTGCGCGGATTTGTTGATGTTCTTCGCCGTGAGTTCATTAGCTCCAGCCGCAGAAGTTAAATATTCTAACCTCGTAAATTAAGCTGCGGCCTGCTGACGCCGACGCAATTTCCACGGATCGTTCGCCCGCGCGATCGCCGCCATCGTTCCTGGGCTCACGCTGTTACCGCACATGTGTACCTGCTCGGACAGGTTGAACTCCCGCCCATCGTGGCCTCGGTCGATGATGTAGCTGTCCGGGAAGCCCTGCGCGCGGTACAGCTCGCGGGGCTTGAGCATGCGAAGGCGGATATCCACGATCACGTAGGGGCTTCCGCTGATCCACACGGTCACCAGGGCCAGGCGGTCCTTGGTGGTCACGGTGCTCACCGGCTCGTCCAGGGGGCGGATGTTCTCGCCCATGCCGTGGTACTTCATCAGGAACGCTGCCACCCAGACTGCGCCGTTCAGCTGCTCCGGTGTCAGACTGGCGCCGACCATCTCCGCACTGACCACGCCGTGATGCTGGCCCCCCGCGCTGATGGTCTGCAGAGGCTCGTCAGCGCGGCGCGCGTCGCAGTTCCCCCGCAGGTGCAGCAGGTGGGCTGCGACGAGGCCGTGGTGATCGTTGCCGGTCTGCGTGCCCAGCGGCGCGTCCACCGGCCCGCCGAGTGAGCCCTTGCGCAGTGTCACCAGGTGGGCGGTGGCCAGCTGTTGCTGACTGCCCTTGTTGGTGATGGTGCTCATCGGGGTTTCCATGGCGCGGCTGTGGGTGACGTTGTAGCCGCCGTTGGCCTGGACCATGAAGGCAGAGGCGAGCGTGCGGTGGTTCTCCGTCATGACCGTGCCCAGCGGCTGGTCGACCGCCGCCGGCTTGCCGCTGTAGCTCGGTCCCCCGGCTCCGACCAGAACAGCAGAAGCCACGCCCAGCGCATGGGCAGCGCCTGCAGGTCGAGCACACTCGCCGCCGCTGGTGATGGTCGGCATCGGCTGATCCACTGGCGCGCCGGTGGCGTCGAAGCGGAATTTCACCAGGTGCGGCACCGCCAGGGCCAACTCGCCACGGTGCGCGGCGGTTATGGTGCGGAATGGCTCGGAAAGGCTGTGCACTCGGTCGGCGCCCTGGTGCGTCAGCGGCACGATGAAGGGCTGCTTGCGCTGCAGCACCTCCTTCTCGATGCCCTTGGCGATGCGGCGCATAGTCGCCTCCGCCAGCGGACGCTTCCGGCCGCGAATGGAGTTGCCGAGGTCGCTCCAGTCGATGCACTCGGCGGCGGTACGGTAGGCCTTCATACCCTTCGCGGGCTTCGCCGCGTGGGTCTTCTCAGGTGCCACCGCTTCGAAGTCATCGGCGGTGGCCACCATGTACAGGCGCTGGCGGCTGGTCGGGTCGCCGTAGTCGCAATTCCTCTCGACCCAGTGCTCGACCTGGTAGCCCAGGCCGATCAGCATCTGGCGGAAGTGCTCCCAGCTGCGACCCTTGGGCTGGCCGTGGCGCTGGAACTTGGTGTGGCGCTTGCGGCGGCGGGCGGCGCTGCCGGTGATGGCCCCGCTGTCCGGCACCAGGAACTGCTCGTCACGCGGTACCTGTTCGCCAGGGGCGGCTACGCTGCCGTCGAGCTTCACCACCCGTCCGGTCTCCTTGTCGCGCTTCGCCACCAGCGGCCCCCACTGCAGAATCTGCTTCACGTTCTCCAGGCTGATCACCCACGGGCCCTTGCTGGCGCGCCGAAGCTTGCCGGCCCACTTGATCACCACCCAGGACAGGTCGCGGATCTCCTTCTTGCGCGGCTGGCCGCCGGCCGCCTGGCTGTGGTGGCGGCAGTCTGGCGAGGCGTGCAGCCAGGCCACGGTCTTGCAGCCGGTGCTCTCCAGCGGGTCAACGCCCCAGACGTCGGTTTGGTAGTGCGCCGCGTGCGGGTGATTGGCCATGTGCATGCTGATGGCCGCCGGGTTGTGGTTGATCGCCAGGGCGACCTGGCGGCCCAGGCCAATCTCCAGCCCGGTGCTGGCGCCGCCGCCACCTGCGAACAGGTCAACGATGATGGCGTCGTCCGACTCGTCCAGGGCGAGGCCGAACTGGGTTTTGAAGTCGAGCGGGGATGGCTTCTTCATGGAAGTCATGGAGCGGGTTCCTCGAGGCTGTGGAAAATATCGAGCTGGGCCTTGGCACACTCATCGGCGCCGTGTGGGAGGTGGCAGATTTCAGCAATCGCGGCACGCTTTTCCGCGTCTGCACGGGGTTCTCCCTTCTGCTGGTGGATCTGCACCTCGGTGCCGTCAGGCCGACGAATGGCCCGACGACACCCGCCACCAGCCAGGTACTGGCGCTCGACTTGGTAGCCGAGCTGCTGCCAGTGCCAGTTCGGGGTGTCTTCATTTGGTGCCATGGTTTCTCCAAGGCGAGCGCCGTCGAGCCGTCGGCTGGGCCGCGGCGATAGGCGTAGAAGGGGTTACGGGAAGCGGATGCTGCGGGCGATGTTCTCGTCGCGCTTGATGTGCCCCTTGGACTCGAGGGCGTCGAGACGTTGCTGCATGGCGAACGGGCGCACACCTGCCTTGGCGGCAAGCTCTGCGATAGTGGGGGAGTATCCCTTGTCGGCGAGAAACGCTCGGATGTGCTCGAGCGTTTCGTTCTGCATAGGAGAGGGTGGTCGCTTCATGGCTGATCCTTGTGGCCGAGGCAGTACCCGCGGCTGTCAAAGTGGTCACAGCCGATCGGCATCACCTCGTAGCCCTTTCCGGCCATCTCGCGGGCGAGTGACAGCACTTCCTCGCCTGGCAGGCTCCGACCGGTGGCGGACTCCCTCAGGAGGCCGTCCAGGCGCCGCGGGCTGCGTGCGTAGCGGATAACGCCGTTGGCGATGTCGATAGAGCAGTGGTGCACGGTCACGATGGCTGCCCGGTCGAGCATTCCAGGCGCTGCTCGACAGCAGCGAGCCGCGCGTTGATGCTGTACAGCAGGTCCGGCTCGCCACCGTCGCGGGCCAGTTTCTCCTCCAGCGCCTGCACGACATAGCTGTTCATGCTGATGTGCGCGGCCTGGCACTTTTCGGCGACCTGGTCTCGTACGCCTTCGGGCAGGCGGACTACGAACTTGTCAGCGGTGCGGGATTTACCTTTAAGCGGCATGGGCGGCCTCCTCGGCGGTACGGTTGTCTTTATGGTCGCGGGCGGCGAAGTAGGCGCTGGAGAGGATTTCTACCGCGCCCTCGATCCACCCGTAGGACGGCTGGTGGTTGGAAACCTTGGCCAGGTGCTCGTGCTCGTTGATGGGAAAGCCGAGGTTGAAGTAGGCGACGCCGTCGAGTTCGAACATGATCCCGCCGGAGAGCCACAGGTTTCCGGTGTTGATGCCGAGCTGCTGCCAGGTGCTGTTGCTGCTGATCCGCTTCGGGCAGTGCTCCTGCCACAGTTCGACCAGGCGCGTATGCTCTTTGCGGATTGCTGTCCGCTCAGTTTTGCTGGCGCCCTTCGGTGGCTGACCCGCGGCGCGGAGGTTCCGGAGCCCGCAGTTGTCCGGTTGGCGCCAGTACACGTCGAGGTCACGCGCCGCGGGCAGCTTCAGGCCGCCGATGTACTGGGAGTCGATGCCGCGCATCGCCGAGGCCTCGGCGCCGAAAGCCGCGCTGAGCTGCTTGCGCTGGGCTTCGAACACTTCGCGCTGCAGGTACCAGGCGCGCACCAGGGCGACGATGCGCGGCGTGCTGGAGCGGTAGTAGAAGCTATCCATGGGCCACCACCTCGCGCGCGCCATGAGTGTTCATCGGCGTGACAACGCCGGCCATTTCCATCGCCTCAATCATCCGCGCAGCGCGGTTGTAGCCGATCTTCAGCTTGCGCTGCACTGCGGCAACAGAGGCGCGGCGGCTCTCGGTGACGAAGCCCACGGCCTCGTTGTACAGCGGATCGTCCTCGCCACCCTCGCCACCGGTAGCGACCGCTGCAGGAGTGCTGGCAGCTGGTGCTGTCCCCTTGATCAACTGGTCCTTGAGCTGCTGGGGCAGCCCGTGGATCAGCAGGGTGTCGCGCCCTTTGTCGAATTCGATCTTGCTGCCCAGCAAATGCGCCTCGAAGCTGATCGACAGGCCTTCGGCGCGGCCGGTGAAGCGGCGGAATTGGTTGAGGGTGCGCTTGTCCGCGGGGATTTCCGGGGCCAGACCGTAGTCCTTGTTGCGGATGAAGTCGTAGAACGCGCGCGGGGCCAGATCGTCCATCAGCTCCGATAGGGCGTCGAGCGTGATCGGTTCGCCGTGCTTGGCCTGCGCGACTGCGTAGTTCACCAGGGTGTCGGTCTTCTCGCGCGCCTGGTCTTCGGGCAGGTCCTCGGACTCGACGAAGTCGCTGAAGGCCTTGAGCAGGGTCCGGGTCTCACTGGGCGCATCGGCGGCTTCCTGGCAGCCGACGAAGTCGCGGAAGTGGTCCGTGCGCTTGCGGCCGCCCTTGGCGCGGAGGAACGAAACGTACTGGCGGGAGGCTTTGTTGTTGCGCCATTCCGACAGGTTGATGCGGGCCGCGAAGTTCAGTTGGCCAAGGTCGAGGCGGCGCGTGGTGACCACCTCGAGGTAGTCGTTGACGGTGATGCTCTCGCTCTGCTGCAGGAGCGCGACGACCAGGTAGTCGGTCATGCCCTGATGGTAATGGGTGAGCAGCAGGTGGCCGCCAGTGCTGAGATTGGATTCTTCGAGAAGCGCCTTCAGGTGCTCAGCAGCCAGTTGGCTGAAGGCGACGAAGTCCTTGCCGCCGTCCAGGTAATCGCGCAGCCAGCCGCTGAACGGATAGGCGCCCGACTCTTCATGGAAGACGCCCCAGGCCTTGCTGGGCTTGGCGTTGTAGCTCTCGTTGAAGTCTGCCAGCAGGTTTTCACTGGCGTCAGTGGCGGGCAGCGCGGCGCTGCGTGCATGCAGGGTGGCGGGATTGCCGTCCGGCTTCTTGTCGATCAGGTGGATGATGCTATGGCGAATAGGCATGGTGCCTCCGTGGCTTGTCGGGTCAGATGCCGGTGGGAACTTCTTCGCCGCCCAGGGCTTCGATCAGCGCGGGCAGGAATTCGCGGAAGGTGAGCATCATCAGCACGAAGCTGGCGTCGAGCTGACCCGCGGCGTCATCGCCGCCGTCCTTCTCGGCCTTCTCCTGCAGCAGATCCTCGAAGCGCAGGCGCTTGATCGCCAGCTTGTCGTCGATGACGAAGCTCAGCTTGTCCGACCAAGCCAGCGCGGCCTGGGTGACCAGCTTCCCGGCCGTCAGGTGCAACTGCATTTCCTCGCTGGTCAGGTCCTGGCGGGTGGCCACGACCTTGCCGCCGTCCTCGTGCGTGTCGGCGAGTACGGCGCTGTCCAGCACGTGGAAGTCACCGTCGGCGTCCTGCTTCTTCATCCACTCGGTGAGGGTGGCTGTCGGCGCGACCTTCACGCTGATCGGGCGCAGCGGCAGAGAGCCCAGGGCCTCGCGCAGGGTGGACAGCAGGTCCTCGGCCTTTTTCGCGCTGTTCGTGTCGACCAGCACCAGTCCACGCTCCAGATCGAGCGCGGCGAAAGTGCACGACCTGCGGATGAAGGCGCGCGTCAGCAAGGTCTGTACGATCTCTTCCCGCAGTTGGTCGCGCTCCTTCTTGAATACCGTGCGCATCTGGTCGGTCTCGATCTGCTCGACCTTGTCGGCCAGCTCGTCGCGGACCACGCTGCCAGGCAGCAGGCGCTCCTGCTTCCGGGCAGAGATGAGCAGGAATCCATGGCTGGAGTGGACCAGTGGTGCATCCGGTCCTTTGCCGAACGGGGCACCGAAGCCGTAGGTGGTCAGTTCCTGGCTTTCGCACGGACGCGCCGGCTTACTGGCCAGCGCCTGCTCGAGCGCCGCGGCGTCGATATGTAGGTCTTGGGTGAGGCGGTAGATTTGCAGGTTGCGGAACCACATGGGGATATCTCCTTGAACGGTTGGGGTCAGGTGCCGCAAAGCGGGTGCAGGCGCATGAACGGAATGTCATCGTCGAAGGAGTCGTACCCTTCGCTCGGGGGCGGGTTCTGGTGGTGGGTGGTTGGGCGGGGCGCTGGTTCGCGCGGGGCGCGTTGCTGCGCCTGTTCCGGCTTGCCGCCGAGCAACTGCAAGCTGCCGTTGATGTCCACCACGACCTCGGTGGTGTAGCGATCGCTGCCGTCCTGAGCCTGCCACTTCCGCGTGTGCAGCTTGCCCTCGACGTAGATCTGCGAACCTTTACGGACGTACTCGGCAGCGATCTCTGCCAGGCGGCCGAAGAACACCACGCGGTGCCACTCAGTACGTTCCTGCTGCTGGCCAGACTGCTTGTCCTTCCAGTTCTCACTGGTGGCCAGGCTCACGATGGTGACCGCGTTGCCTCCGCTGGTTGCACGACGATCGGGGTCTTGGCCGACGTTGCCGATCAGGATGACTTTGTTTACTCCACGGGCCATGCTTCAAGCCCCCACTGCGGCCGGCAGCTGTGCATCAGCCTCCGGCATGGTGATGCCCTGCAGGGCGAAGTAGACGCGGGCGCAGGCCAGTGCATCAGGCATGGCACGGTGTGCGTCTACCAGGTCGTTGCCGGTGAAGTGCTTGTAGGCTTCGCCTAGGGTCGGCATCTTCTTCTTCGGCAGGTTCAGCACCCCGCGCGAATTCTGGCCCGTGCAGTAGCTGTCTCCGGCCTTGAAGATGTCGGCGCAGGCCTTGCCGTGGTAGCGGGAAATTGCGATCCGCATGATGCGGTTGTCGAAGTTGGCGCTGTGGGCAACCCGAATATCCGCCCTGGCCTGCAGAGCAAGGAACGCATCGACGGCTTCGGCTTCGGGAATGCCTTCGTCCATGGCGCGTTCGGTGGTAATGCCGTGCTTTGCGAGCGCTTCGTCGGGGATGATCCAGCCCGCCGGACGGATGATTGCGCAGAAGCGGTCGATGATGACGCCCTTGGCGTCGCAGAGCAGGGCCGCGATTTCGACCAGATGGGGCTGATGTTCGGCGTCGCTTGGCGCTGCCCAGTCGGGAATCCCCGTTGTCTCGGTGTCCCAAATATTCGGTTGCATGGTGTTTCCTCTGTGGTTGGGCATCAGGCTGCGCGCTCAACGAACGCGCACCCGGATGCCGCACCGGCGGCTGGCGCCGGCGCAGGCGATTCAAGAGGTAGGGAGCGGGTCAGGCGGACAGATGCTTGCCGTAAGCCGGCCCGTAGCTGATGGTCAGGCGGCTTTCGCCGGCACTTTCTCGACGACCACGCCCGGTAGTTGCAGGCGCGGACCTTTGTCGTTGGCCAGGCTATCCAGGGCAGGCTGGTCGATGATCAACAGGTCTTCGGTGGCCAGGCCTTCAGCGATGGCAGCGATCAGCAAACTCTTGTCGGTGACGCGGGCGCACCACTGGGTGGCAGGGGCTGGGCGGGGGGGGGACACGGCCGGAGCGGCGGAAGGTGCTACGGGCGCCGGCTCGACGTTCGCAACGGGTTCGGCTGCCGCCGCGGGATCCGACTTCTGCTGCGCCGCTGTGATTTCCTGCTGCTGGCGGGCCAGTTCCTGGCGCTGACGCTCCAGTTCTTCCTGCTGTCGGCGCATCTCGGCGCGCTGCTCCTCCAGTTGGCGATTCAGCTCGGCCTGTTGGGCTTCCAATTCCTGGCGCTGACGCTCAGCTTGCTCGAAGGCAAGGCGATCAGTGAGCATCTGGGTCAGCTCGTCCATTGCCGCCTGCTGCGCTGCTTGGGCTTCCTTCGTAAGGTCGTAGAAGTCGTGAGCAGTGTCGATCTCGCCGCAACGATCGATCATCTCGGAGATCGCCTCGCTCGACTTCCCGCGCACCTGGGCGGGCATGGACTTGATTGCATCGACCTTCATCTGCAGGTGAGCGACGCGCTCTTTCCGCTCGCGTTCAATGCGGTCGTCGACGACTTTCTTGGCGGACTTCATCGGATCTTCCAGCGCTACCAGTTCGGCGGTGATGCGCTTCGCCTCGGCGTCGATGATCTGGCCAGCCTGCAGGTAAGGTGCCTTCTCGCGCTTGCGGGCTTCTTCCAGGCTGGTACGCAGGCCGGTCAATTCTTTGATGCCGGACTTGATGAATGCGTAGCCATCGTCGGTGTTTGCGTCCGGCACGGTGCTGTATTTCTGCTTCAGCACCGCGAGTGCAGCATTGGTGGAGTTGTACTCGGCAACTTCGACGGTGCCCTTGTCCAAATCGACGTTCTTCAGGATGGTCATGGTGCTATTCCTCGGTGGTGCTGACGGGGTTGAGCTGTTGCAGGCGCACTTCTGCAGCCTCGTTCACACGCAGCTCGATTTCGGCAGGGTTGAAGTTGACGACCGGCGCCTTGGCGCGGGCCTTCTCGGCGATCTGCTTGCGCATCAGGTCAAGCGCTCGCGCGTTGGGGGCGGCAGCGAGCGCGTCCAGTTGCGCGCGGAGCCAGGCCTTGAACTCTTCCTTGGCCTCGTCCATCGCGGTTTCTGGATCACCTGCTTCGTCGAGGCGCTGCTTCAGCTTCAGGCCTTCGACATAGGTCACGTCGTCGAACATGCCGAGATGGATGTCCGCGCTGAAACCGAGGCACGAGAGGCATTTCTTGATCGCGTCGGTGAGCGACTTCTTCGCGTACTCGTGGTCGGTCTTGTATCCCCACTCTGTCTTGTAGAGGTATCGGGTATGGCCGAACTGGCGAACATGACGCGTGGTGCCTTCGTGGCGATACCAGACTCGCAGGTAGAGGGTATGGGTCTTCTCGTGGGTAATGATCTGGCCATCATTGCCGAGCAGCGGCGCGCCCTCGTCGAAGCGTTCCCACAGGATGTCCCAGCCCCAACCTTCGCCGACTGGGCCGAAGGTCTCAGTGGCTCGCATGATTTGGTAGACGCCGCTGATCGCGGTGATGTCCTGGCCATCGACCTTGGCATTCTTGGTGAAGCGAGGGTCTGTTTCCTTTACCTGGTCCCAGATGGCCAGGTGTCCGGAGTTCTGTTCCATGAATGTCTCCGTCAGGCCGCCGTGCGGGCCTGCTTAGTGGATTCGATCCAGGCGCGCACCTCGCCGAGCAGGAACCCGACGGCTGCGTTGCGGGCCTCGGAGTTGCTGAGCTGCACCTGCTTCGGAAAGCTCTCCGCGGCGATGCGGCGATAGATCGTTGCGCGGCTCATGCCAGTCATCAGTTCGACGTCGCCGAAGCTGATCAGCACGTTGTCGCCGGTGAGGGATTCGAGTTCTTTGGCGCGGGCGATGCGTCTCGCAGCGGTCCGCTGCCGGCGCTGTTCGGCTTTGGTCATTGGGGGCTCACTTTGCGGCGCTGGCGGCCGGCTGTTCTGCGGTGATGTGGCCGCCGATAGCGGGGCCGAGCATCAGGAGGAGGTAGAGGGCGGCAGCGCCGAGGGCGCCGTACCAGATGGCCTGGCGTTTCGGATTGCTCATTTCGGTAGCAACTCCCAGAACATCCAGCCGTAGAAGGGGGCCACGATCAGCAGCACCCCGCTGGCGGCCAGGGCTTCGATGAGAATGCGGCGGGTCATGAGTTGGCCTGCCTGATGATCTGTTCGTTCTGGCGGCGACGAGCCTCGGTGCGGCGATGGCCCTCTGCTTTCTTTGCGCGAGCCTTGAACTCGCGTTCCTCTGCGTCGTTGATCAGGCTGAGTGCCAGAAAAGCTTGCCGCAGCCCCTCGCTGAAGTCCGAGAGCTGGTAGCGGCCGGTGGTGACGCACTCAATGTCGTGATTGAGCATTTCGCGGGCCTTCTTCCTGGCCCAAGTTTCGTCGATGGCCATCTACAGGCCCTCCAGGTCAGGTGGATCGAAGTCTTCGGCCGCGGGCTCGTCGTCGGGCTCAGGATCAGGACCGTCCCACAGCGGATCACTGCGGTTGTCCCAGGCTGATTGCCCGTGGCGGAGTGCTGCGCGGTTGCGTGTTTCTCGGTAGTTCCACATCGCGTCTCCTCGCGGTTCGCCGACATTCGGCAGCACTCGGGCGCTCCGCTGGTTGCCGGTGGGCGCGGAGGGGAGTGCTGGCGAATGTGGACGGGGCAGAGACTTCTGGTGGAAGAAGCGCCCTGGCTTGTAGCCAGGGCGCAGGTATTCGGACTTTCTGGCCAGGGGTTACACGCCACCTCTGGCTGGGCGATGACTTTCTCGGGGGATCTGTGATCCCAACAGCCGGTCGCGATTCTTCACCCACCGGCTCTCCCTTGATCTAGGGCCATCTACGCTGCTGGCCACGGGGCGAGGCTCCCCCTGAACCCGTTCTGCCAGTTGGCAAGGCCTTGGCTCGCTGCGGCCTGTCTGGGTAATGTTTCATTCCCTGACGGCGCAAACATTACCTTCGGGTAAAAGATCAAGTCAATACCTATGGGTAATGATTTTGGGCGAAATGATTCCCTGGTCAGACGACCAGTGCTCAGAGACGGGAGCGTAAGCCGCGCGGAAGGGGGCGGCGATGGGATCGGAGGAGGAGGCTCAGCGCGCGAGACGCGGGCCACGCTTATGGCGAACGGTGGACCACCAGAACACCCATCCGAGAATGGTGATTTGGGCCTGGATTACTTGCTCAGACGTGTATTCCTCGTCCGCGTACTCGTCACGATTCACGCTCCGAAGGCGGATACCACCGCCGGGCAGCCGGTAGAGGAGTTTCACGCGGAGCATGCCGTCATGCTCGAGGGCGTAGATCTCGCCATCGAGGATGTTCGTCGAGGCGGTGTCGATTCCGATCGTCGAGCCATCAAAAATCATCGGCTCCATCGAGTTGCCGCTGATCTGCGCACAGATTGCCGCGTCAGGATCGACGCCGGCTGCGCGCAATGTGGCGTAAGAGAAGCGCAGCTTTCTGCCTTCCACTTGGCGCACTGCATACCGGCCGGCGCCGGCTGCCAGTTCCACTTCCTTGTACAACGGCAACTCCACTTCATCATCGTCTAGTGGCGTATTGCTATCCCAAGGAGCCATTTCAAGCAAGTGGGTCACATTCGACGCGACCTTGGGAGTCGCCTGCTCTGGTGCCGCCAGACCAGGTGTATCCATGGCGTAGGCGGCCAATTCGAAGGCTTCCTCGATCTGGCGCGCGAACTCCTCGCCGATGTTTTTGGAGCCTTCCTTTTCTGCAGGCGCGAGGCAGCGGGACAAATAGTTCTGCGATTTGCCGAGCTTTTCGGCCATACGCGTTTGCGCTCCCCGGGCGTTGACACCGTAGGTGCGATCCATGAGGAGGCGCAGGTTGCGCCGGCGGGTTTCGTTGATATCCATGGGCACCAATGGTCCCGGTTTGTTACTCACAGGTAAATGTCCTCTGGGGAATGAAGTTTCATTACCCTGTTGTAAATATGGTTACCCTTGGGTAATACTTCTGCGCATTGCACAGGAGAACCTGCAATGCGAACCAAGCAAACCGCACTGTTGGCGTGGCTGAAGACTGCCACCGACGCCCAGATTCAACGCACCGGCACCACTCGCGGATACCTCCGCCAGATCGGCTACGGCAACAAGATCGCCTCGCCAGAGGTCGCCGCCGCCCTGGAACGCGAGACGGAGGGTTCCGTGAAGCGTCAAGCGCTGCGTCCGGAAGACTGGAGCCGCATCTGGCCGGAGCTGGCCTCTGTCGCCTGATCGTTTGTTCAGGCGGTGGCGGCAAGCCGTGGGCTGGCTGCCGTTTTCATTTGCCCGGAAGACCTACAGGAAACACAAGGAAAGTAGGGGAAACACATGCAGCTGACGCTGAACTTCGACGCAGGCCTGGTGCAGAGCTATGCGTCCTGCCGCGAATACGTGGCAGCACGAGTGCACCAGCAGCAAAGGCAACAGAAGGCGATCGCTGCCGACATGGACTACTCGCCGTCCGACCTGTCTCGGAAGCTGGCGCAGAGCCCGGACGATTCGCGTCGCTTCACGCTGGACGACCTCGAGAAGTACATCACCGTCACCGGCGATACCCACCCCGTCCTTTACCTGGTTGAGAAGTACCTGGCCGACGCTGGCGACGAGATCGCCGCGCTGGAGCGCCGGCTTGAACAGCTGCGCGCCGGGAAGAAGTAGCGATGGCCACCGCAGAAGAGGGGCAAACCGATCATGCAGACAGACGTTCGAGCGTTCACGGACTGCATCCCGTTGGCCGTCGCATTGGAATTTTGGGGGCTGGCTGACATGCAATTCACCATCACAATCAACCAGGCCAAGGCGTTGGAGTGGCAGTTGAATGCGCAGCAGGCGCTGCTGTTCGCCTTCGTCTACGAGTGCCCCAGCTGGGCGAAACTCACGCAGACCGCCGACGGGGATTTCTACGCCCTGAGCAAGGGGAAGATCCTCGAGGAGCTGCCGCTGCTCACTGATAAGCCGGACACTGTGTATCGCCTGCTGAAGCAGCTTGCTGGCGCGGGAGTCATCGACCTGTCGAGCACCGCCAGTATCACCCTGGTGCGCCTTACGCCGAAGGGTCAGGAGTGGAATCGCAAGCTGGATGGGTCGGAAAAATATCCGACCCATCTCGGAAAAAAATCCGAGGTCGGAAAATCTTCCGACGTCGGAGAAAAATCCGATCCAACAGACGGCGCGAGGTCGAAAAAAAATCCGAGGAAGGTCGGACAAAAATCCGATCAAGGTCGGAAAAAAATCCGTCCAGGGTCGGAAAAATCTCCGACAAATCATGAAACCAGTAATCAGGGTACCAATCAGGTAACCAGTCAGGATCTTCCTGGCGAGGCGGACGAGCCGCCACGCGAGGGGGAGTTGCTGCCGCCCGAGGGATCGGTCGAGCAACCCACAGAACCTGTATCCCCGCGCCGGGAGATTCCCGCCGACATGCCGGGGCCGAAGGACCCTGAGTGCAAGTCCTTCCGGACCTGGGCGAATTACGCGATCGCCTTCCGCAACCGCTACGGGGAATGGCCAGTCTGGAATGCCCGAATCGCCGGCCAGATCACCCAACTCATTGACCGCCTGGGCGCCGAGGAGGCGCCGAAGGTCGCCGCGTTCTTCCTGAACGTCCGCGACGCTCGGGTGGTTGCCAGCTGCCACGGTGTGGGGCTGCTACTGGAGCGCGCCGAGAGCTGGCGTACCCAGTGGGCCACCGGCCGGCAGATCACGGGCGCCGCAGCGCGCCAAGTAGAGAACACCGCGACGAACCTGTCGGCCATGGAGCAAGCGCTGGCCGAGCAGCGCGCGAGGAGGGAAGCCGATGCTCACGCCTGACCAAGAGGACACGCTTCTAGCGTCCCTGTTCGCCACTGCGGAGGCGATGCAGCAGCAGCTGACGCCGGCCGCCGGCCAGTTGATGGTCCAGGACCTGAAGGGCTACGACGAGCCGGTGCTGACTGCCGCGCTTCAGGCTGTGCGCCGCGAGGGCGGCCGCTTTACCGTCGCCTCGGTCCTGAAGCACGTAGAGGCCGCCGACGGACGCCCTGCGCCGAACGAGGCATGGGCGATCGCGCTGCAGAGCTTCGACGAGGCCGACACGGTACTTACCACCCCCGAGATCCAGCAGGCGGCCACTGCTGCGTCGGCCATCTTCGCCGCCGGCGACAAGATCGGAGCGCGCATGGCGTTCATCGCCGCCTACGAGCGTGTGGTCGCCACGTCTCGCCAGCAAGCTCTGCCGGTGGCCTGGACGCTCTCGCTGGGGTACGACGCCCAGCGCCGAGTGTTGGCGGTTGAGGAGGCTCAACGCCTGGGCCGTCTGCCGGCGCCAGTAGCGCAGCAACTCCTCGAGCATCACGGATTGGAACCTATCACCAACGACGGCCGCGCCATTGCCGGGCTACTCACGGGGGATGTGGTCGAGGCATCGCCGGACGTTCGCGAGAAGCTGGACGAGATCCGCCGTGGCCTGCAGGAGCTGCAGCGACAGCGGGAGGCGTCGCGCCACCAGGACCTTCTGGCCCGCCGGCAAGCATTCGAACAGCGCCGCACGGAGACGCTGGAAGCCATCAAAGAGTTGGAGGAGACCCGCCATGCGTAGCGCCACCGAAGATCTGCTGAACATGGTTGCGCAGGGCATGCTGCGCTCTTGGTACATCACCTGGGAGCGGTGCAGCAACGATCGCCACCCGCCGGTGCGCCGCGCCGCCTTGATGGCAAAGGCTGGTGGGCTCGTTCATCACGACCGCGTGCTCAACCGGGAGGTGCGCCATGGCTGAGGCCCTTGCCACCCAGGCCCAGGACAAGCCCAAAAAGGCGAAACGCGCCGGCCGTCCCGTGTACCTGGAGTTCAAGCGGATGGTTGACCCGGACACCGGCGAGGTCCGCCTGGCGCTTCTGGCAGACAGCGGCGTCGACAAGTTCCTGCTGAAGGAGCGGGGCTACAAGAGCGGCGACAAGGTGCGGGCCGAGCTGAAGCAGCCCCGGAACTCGAAGTTCCACCGCCTGGTGCATGCCCTCGGCCGCATGTGCACCGATCAAATCGAAGACTTCCATGGGCTGCTCGCGCATGACGCTGTGAAGCGTCTGCAGCGGGAGACCGGTCTGTGCTGCGACATGCAGACGATCGACCTTCCGGGCATCGGCAAGCTGGATGTCGCCGTGGCTCAGTCCATTTCGTTCGACTCCATGGACGAAGCGTCTTTCCGTGAGCTGTACCAGGGCATTTGTCGGCACATCGCTGCGCGGTACTGGCCCACGCTGACGGAAGATCAGGTTGCCGACATGGCTGAACTGATGCCGGAGGGAGCGTGATGGGACGAATCGTCTCCACCGCCGTGCGCGACTCCGCGCGCGATGAGCAATGCACCGTCAACATCGCCGGAGTCTGCAACTACCGCACCGACACCACCGTGTTCGCCCACCTGCCGGACGAGAGCAAGGGGATGGGCACGAAGGCCGACGACTTGAGCGGCTGTTACGCCTGCATGGCATGCCACGACGTGCTCGATGGCCGGCGCCGGCACCCGCTGAGCGCCGAAGAGCGCGAGTGGTACATGCGCCGCGCCATGGTGCGCACCTGGCGGCGACTGCTGCAGAAGAAAATCATCACCATCAAAGGAGCAGCCGCATGATCGTCGGCATCGACCCTGGCCTGAGCGGCTGCATTGTCCTGCTCAGCCCGAACAATACCTATATCGGCCACCTGCACATGCCGACCATGAAGTTGGGCAGTAAGAACCGCGTCAATGGTGCTGCGGTCGCCGCTTTCCTGCGCGAACAGCCCCTGCAGCACGCCTATCTCGAGCAAGTCGGCGCCATGCCGGGCGGCGGCGAGCGCAAGATGGGGGCCGCCTCGGCGTTCAGCTTTGGCCACGGCGCCGGAGTGGTGGAGGGGTTGCTGCAGGGGCTCGGCATCCCCTACACCCTGGTGCCCCCCCCTACATGGAAGAAGCGCGCCGCGCTGCAAGGGCAGGATAAGGATGCCGCGCGCTGCCGTGCCATCCAGCTTTATCCCGGCGTGCGCGACCTCGACCTGAAGGGGAAGGGCCAGGCACTGGCCGACGCTATGTTGATCGCTCGCTTCGGCGCCGAGGTGGGCGGTGGCTGACCAGCAATTCCAGGCGTGGCTGCTCGAGCAGTGGCGCCTGCTGCGCGAGTTCGGGTTAATTGCTGAGGGGGAGAGCAGATGAAAAAATCGTCGACGCAGATCGTCCTCGAGGCCGTGCGCGACCTGCACGTCCTGGAGCAGATCGTCACGCGAGAGACGCTGGCCGAGGTAACTGGCCTGAAGCCGGGTATCATCGACGATCGCCTGAAGGCTCTGGTCGATGACATGTTGGTGTTGCGCGTCGAGCGCGGGGTGTTCGTGCCCGCGCCGGAACTGCCACCCGCCCGGCCCGTCACCAAGACCCTGATTCCGGGTGGCTGGGTGAAGATCGAAATTGGCGATGACCACATCCTCACGCTGACACCTGCAGAAAATCGAGCACTGGGCGAGCTTATGGCAGGCGCTGGTCAGCAATACGCTGCGATCGCGATCGGTCATCAGAGTGAGATACTTGCCGCAGAGCTGGCGGGTAAAGTGCGCAAGCTTGAGCGGCAGGTCGCCGCTCTTCGGGCACAAAATGAGTTTCGGAGCTCTCCTCAAATGTCTTTATATGCGGAGGATTAACGCAGCTTAACGACGCGTGCATATGCGCCGTACTGCTTCATAACGAGATCGATAGTGTTCACTACAGTCGCTTCGTCTTTCATTTGAGCCTGCGTTAGTCTGTTTTCACGGAACGGCCATTCGTCGCAGATCATTCCGCCTTTCAAAATAAAGCTGGTGCCTGCTTTCTCTTTGTAGGTGTGATCAATGGCGTAGAGTGCATCTTCAGTGTAGATCTTTCCATTATGTCGCTGCGTGAATTTTCCAATCTGCTCGTGGCCTTTGAACTTCTTGAGAAGGAGCGACTGCTCGTTTTTCGCGTGGCGGCATTTCACGACGCTACTCTCGGTGACAATATGCAGCTCGAATTTAGGGAGTAGTGTTGCGAATGGGTCGGAGCTGGTTTCTAGGGATGAGTATTCTGGAAGGTCGAACGAAGAAGCTTCTAATCCTTTAATTGTTACCGGTGGATCAAACTCGACCAAAGATACAAATGATTTTGTGTCCTTGAAAGCGGCTACAATTTGGTAAATTACAAGGGGTTTCTCTTTTAGGTTTGCAATAGAGATCCATGAGATATGCGATGGGCGATTCAGGCTCTTTCTGATCTTTGCTTTATAGACGGCTTTCGTACCCCATTTCTGGTACGCACCACGTATAGTTATGAATACGCCGAGTATGGCTGCTATGTTTCTCAGATCGTTCAGATCAAGGATGTGGGCCAGTGGCGAGAAGTCTATTGCGTGGAATGTCTCGATGACCCAGTCGATTGCTTCTTTCATGATGATGCCTAGTTTTCCAAGGCGAACACTTTAGCCGAGGCTCCTGCCCAGCGAATAGGGACCCCTTGTAAGGTTCGTTGCTGGGCTACAGCTGCGAAATGATGAGACCTCCCCTGTGTTCAATCACACGAGAGGCAAGACGATGAAGCGATTCCTGATCGGTGTAGTCCTGGCACTGGCCTATTGCGGCGTATCCGCTGCGGCTGACGACCTGCAGCATGGCCAACTGCAGAATGCTGTGTACGTGTTGCCCACCCAGGCCAAGGACGTGCCGCAGATCCTCACCGAGAATCAGGTGACGGAAGCGGTACAGACCCACGAGAAGCTGATGCCCGCCACGCTGGCGAAGCGAATCCGCAGTGACATGCGAGTCGCCGGCGCCGGCCTGGTGTTCGATAGCGTGGTATCCACCATAGAGCGCAGTCGAACACAGTGGAGTTGAGTTCCGCTGCTCCGAGAGGAGAAAGCCCGCCGAGCGCGGGCTTTTTCATGCCCGCAACGCTGTCCCCCCTGTAGGGTTCGACCACCCACCTGTCTGCCGGGAACACTCCCGGCCATGACGAAGATCACCAAGGCCACCAAGCCTAATCCCCGCAAGCCCAAGGCGCCGGTAGCCACTAAGAAGGCCTCCGGTGCGTCTTCTCGTGCCCGGAAGGTGAAGGTGCAGGAGGCAGAGGTGGCTCTGACCGAGCTGCAACAGCGTTTCGTTGAGCACTACCTGGTCGACCTGAACGCCACCCAGGCAGCCATCCGTGCAGGCTACAGCGAGAAGACCGCTCGCCAGATGGGGGCTGAGAACCTGTCAAAACCTGTCATCCAGGCCGCAATCGCTGCCGCACGCCTCGAGCAGCAGGAACGAACCCAGATCACTGCCGATCGCGTGCTGCGTGAAGCCTGGAACCAGTTGACCGCCGACGCTCGCGAATTGTCGGCCGTGCACTACAACTGCTGCCGCTACTGCTACGGCAAGGGGCATCGGTATCAATGGCGTGATCAGGACGAATTCGCCGCCGCCGTGGCCAAGATCACGCATCTCAACGAAGAGCGCCGGGCCGAACGCAAGGCTCAACTGCCGGTGCCCACAGATGCTGGCGGCTACGGCTTCGACCGCCGTGCAACGCCGAACGACGAGTGCCCGAATTGCTACGGCGACGGCATCATCGACGTGAAGGTCGGTGACACGCGCAAGCTGAGCCCGGCTGCGCTATCCCTGTATGCCGGCGTGAAGCAGACGAAGTTCGGCATCGAAGTGCTCACGCACTCGAAAGACGCTGCCATGGAGAAGCTGTTCAAGCACCTGGGCCTGTACGAGCGCGACAACCAGCAGCGCGTCGATCCGTTGGCCAGCCTGCTGCACTCGATCGCCAACGGGAATTCCAGCGGCTTCCAGCCGGTGGCGCGCGACCCGGAGCGCGATACCGATCGCCCAGGTATCAGTGGGTTCGCGCCTGTACCGGACGCCAGCTACGAAGGGGACGACTGAGCCATGGCGATGAGCGTGGTTCATGACGAGCCGCTGGTCCCGCTGCCAACGAATGAGGCGGAACTGGCGCGCTGCCTGGCCGACCCCGAGTGGCGCCTGTTCAGCGGCTGCCTCTACAAGATCATGATCAAGGGCGACGACGGCGAAGACGCCACGGTGCTGCCGTTCCGGCCGAACCGCGCACAGCGGCGATTCCTTCGGCGGCTGTGGCACCGCAACCTCATTCTGAAGGCGCGCCAGCTCGGCTTCACCACTCTGGTGGCCATCCTCTGGCTGGACCATGCGCTGTTCAACGCGAACCAGCGCTGCGGGATCATCGCCCAGGACCGGGAAGCGGCCGAGACGATCTTCCGCGACAAGGTGAAGTTCGCTTACGAGAATCTGCCGGCAGAGATCCGCGAACGATTCCCCGTCGCCCGCGACAGCGCCATCGAACTGCTATTCGCGCACAACAACAGCAGCGTGCGCGTGGCCACGTCTATGCGTTCCGGCACCATCCACCGGCTGCACGTCTCCGAGTTCGGGAAAATCTGTGCGAAGTACCCGGACAAGGCCAAGGAGGTGGTCACCGGATCCATTCCGGCGGTTCCAACCAACGGCGTGCTCGTCATCGAGTCCACCGCCGAGGGCAACGAGGGCCAGTTCTTCGAGATGGTCAACCTGGCCCAGGATAAGCACGCTGGCCACCAGCCGCTGACGCCGAAGGACTACCGGTTCCACTTTTACGCCTGGTGGATGGAGCCGAAGTACCGCCTCGACTCGTCGACGGTGACGATCACCGAGAAGGAGCACACGTACTTCGACACGGTGGAATTGGCCATGGGGTGCAAGATCGACCCCGACCAGCGCGCCTGGTACATCGCCACGAAGCACGCGGACTTCTCTGGTGCCGAAGAGAACATGTGGCAGGAGTACCCCAGTACGCCGGCCGAGGCCTTCCAGGTCAGCACCGAGGGCAACTACTACGCCGAAGACATGCTGGAGGTGCGGCGCCGCGGCGGCATCACGCGCGTCCCGGTACTCGACCTGGCGGTGAACACCTTCTGGGACATCGGCAACCACGACGGCTGCGCAGTGTGGTTCCACCAGGAACTGCGCGGCGAGGATCGCTTCATCGGCTACTACGAGGAGCACTTCAAGGACCTGCGCCACTACGCGGCCGAGCTACAACGGCGCGGCTACCTGTACGGCACGCACTATCTTCCGCACGACGCAGAGCACAAGCGCCTGGGCGACTACAACCGCAGTGTGAAGGAGATGCTGCAGGCCCTGCTGCCTGGCCACAGGTTCATCGTCGTCCCTCGCATCACCGAGCTGATCACCGGTATCCAGCAGACGCGCAAGCACCTGAAAGGCGCCTATTTCGATGAAGAGGGCGCGAAGCAGGGTATCTCCCGGCTGGAGAACTACCGCAAGAAATTCAGTCGCTCCGAGAGTCGCTACCTCGACGAGCCCGACAAATCCAACGGCTGCAGCGAAGGGGCTGATGCGTATCGCCAGTATGCGCAGGCGAAAGAGCTGGGAATGCTCGGCCGCGCCGCAGTCTCCCCCTACAACGAAGCCCCGCCGCCTGACTGGCGCACCTGAGGACCCGCACCATGGACGCCACCGCGATCAAACACACGGACCACGCCGGCGACGAGGCCACGAAAGACCCGCTCGCGCTCACGCTGGAGGAGTACACCGAGTTCCTGGAAGAGGTGGAGCAGCAGCCGAAGTGGCGGCACACCGCGGACAAGGAAATGGATTACGCCGATGGCAACCAGCTCGACACCGAGCTGCTGAAGGCGCAGCGTGAGCGCGGCATCCCGCCTGCCGTCGAGGATGTGATCGGCCCAGCGCTGCTCAGTATCCAGGGCTACGAGAGCGTGACTCGAACCGATTGGCGCGTATCCCCGAATGGGGAGCCAGGTGGCCAGGACGTGGCGGACGCGCTCAACTACAAGCTCAATCAGGCGGAGCGCCAGAGCAAGGCAGACGCTGCGTGCTCCGATGCCTTCCGCCCGCAGATCGGTGTCGGTCTGGGTTGGGTGGAGGTGAAGCGGGAGAGCGATCCCTTCAAGTTCCCCTATCGTTGCATCTACGTTCACCGAAACGAGATCGACTGGGACTATAAGGCGACCGAGGCAGACCTGAGCGATGCTCGCTGGCTGCGCAGGAAGCGCTGGCTGCGCCCTGGTCGTATTGCGTTGAAGTTTCCTGACTCGGCCGATTTGATCGCGCGGATCGGCACCCACGGCCCCACCTGGTGGGCAGAGCAGGCGATCGAGCTTTCGGATGGCGGCAGTTCCACCGGCCTGAACAACGCATGGGCTGACGCCCGCGCCTGGACCGTGCAAGAGGACCGCTGGTACAACCCGTCGTCCAAAGAAGTGCTGCTGTCCGAGGTCTGGTATCGGCGTTGGGTCAGCGTCGTGGTGATCAAGTCGCCAGACGGCAGGATTGTCGAGTACGACCAGGCCAACCTGGCTCACGTGGTCGCGGTCGGCAGTGGCGCGGTGCAGCCGATGCATGCCGTTGTGGCTCGGGTACGCCGCAGCTATTGGCTCGGCCCGCATTGCCTGTTCGACGGCCCGACGCCGTACAGCCACGATCATTTCCCCTACGTGCCGTTCTGGGGCTTCCGCGAGGACCAGACGCGTGTTCCCTACGGCTATATCCGCGGCATGATATTCCCGCAGGACAGCCTGAACAGCGGTATCTCGAAGCTTCGCTGGGGCATGGCGGCTGTGCGCACCGAGCGCACCGAGGGTGTGGTTGACATGACAGATGCGCAGCTGCGCAGGCAGGTTGCGCGGATCGACGCGGACATCAAGCTGAATGCGTCAGCCATGGCCCAGCCCGGCGCGCGCTTCGAAGTGAAACGGGACTTCGAACTGAATGCTCAGCACTTCCAACTGATCAACGACAGCCGCGCGTCTATCCAGCGCGTGTCGGCCGTTACCAGCGGGTTCATGGGTAAGGAGGGTACCGCTCGCTCTGGACTGCAGGAGCAGACCCAGGTCGAGCAGAGCAACCAGAGTCTGGCCAGGATGATGGACAACTTCCGCGCGGGTCGCACTCAGGTCGGCGAACTGCTGCTGGCGATGATCATTGAGGACCTGGGCGATGACCAGCACGTCGTTGTCATTGAGGGCGACGCGGTGCTGCCGGAGCGCACCGTAATGATCAACAAGCCCGAGGTCGACCCGGACACCAGTCTGCCCTACCTGTCGAACGACCTGCAGCGCACTCGGCTGAAAGTGGCGCTCGAGGATGTGCCGTCCACCAACAGTTATCGCGGCCAGCAGCTCAATGCCCTGTCCGAAGCGGTCAAGTCTCTGCCGGCGCAGTACCAGGCTGCTGTCTTGCCGTTCCTGGTATCGCTCATGGACGTGCCGTTCAAGCGTGAGGTGGTCGAAGCAATCCGAGCGGCCAGTCAGCAGGAGAGCCCGGAGCAGGTCGAGCAACGTATCAAGCAGGCCGTCGAGCAGGCCCTGGCCAAGTCGGGGGCTGAGCTGAAGATGCGCGAACTGGCGCTGAAGGAGCAGCGCACCGATGCGGAGATCGAACAGATCCGTGCTCAGGCGGTGCAAATCGGAGTGCAGGCTGCGTACAGCGCGATGCAGGCGGGTGCTCAGGTTGCGCAGATGCCGATGATTGCGCCGATCGCCGACGTGATCCTCCAGCAGTCTGGGCACCGGAATCTACCGGGCGACGACCCTAACATCCCGCAACCAGGCCAGACCGCCGCCATGAATATCAAGTCGCCATACATCCAGGGGCAGGGCGACCCAGGCGCGCCGGTGCACGAGAACCCCAATCCGTCCTACCCACCAGTGCCTGCCAACGCCGGCACTGGCCAGGCCGGCATAGAAACCCAGCGCGTCTCCGACAACATCTGATGCATGGAAGGCCCGTGATAGCATCGTGCGACCATAGAGCAAGGAGTGGCACATGACTGGTATGACTCACGGGTTCCCTGCCTCCGATTGGGAGCGCGCACGCATCGCCGCCACGGAGATCCTGACCGAACGCGCCGGCAGGCGTGCAGGACAGCTAATTACCTATGGGCAACTAGTGTCTAGGTTGCCTATTCCGCTTGAGCCGCATGACCCACGCGTTAGCTACTTGCTCGACGAGATCTCGCGTTCCGAACACGCCCAGGGTCGCGGCTTCCTTACTGTCTTGGTGGTGCATGCTCAGGGTGACACGATGCCAGGCGAAGGGTTTTTCGCGATGGCTCGAGAGTGTGGTGAGGAGTTCGACGATGAACTGGAGTTCTGGACTCGAGCGTTGCGCGACGTGACCACGACCTGGCGCCGATAGGGCGTCGCTTCGAACAAGGCCCGGCAACTGCCGGGCTTTTTCTTGTCCGCTGAATATTCAGACCCCCTGTAGGGTTTCTGCTTCTTGCTCCCTGAATTTGATACTCGCCAGCAAGTTGTGCCCAGCACAGCGAAGCGCGGAGCGATGACGCTCTGCAGTTGTTCCCCAGCGGCCACGGCGATATGTGGCGGGACATCAAGGCATGAGTACCAACCAGGCAGAGTTTATCGAGTTGCACGCTCCCGACGGTCAACTGACCCCGGAGCAGGCGGCCCAGCTCCTCGAGCTGAGCCTTCAGGGCGATACCGGCGCAGCGGTAGCTGCATCGCCGGAACCTGGCAGCGCGCCCGCCGCTGCCCCTGCATCCGAAGTTCAAGCCACCACCGACGTCGAGCAGGCCAAGCCACAGGAACAACAGCAGGCCACTGGATCGGCCACCACCAGCACGCAGGAAAGCGAGCTGAATCCCGGAAACGCCGTGATCCTCGCCAAGGACGGAAAGCACACCATCGACTACCAGAAACTGGTCGATGCGCGTGATGCGGAGAAGGCAGCCAGAGCGGAGGCGCAGGATGCAACCTCCAAGCTGCAGGCCGCGCAGCAGGAGTTGGATGCGCTGAAGGCGCAAGCCCAGCAGCGAGCCGACGCCGGGGTGGCGCCGACCGCGACCGATGCCAACGCTGCAGCCGCGCAAGCGGCCATCGACGCAGGTATCGACCCCGAGCTGTTTGGCGACTTCTCCGAGCAGGACCTGGCGAAGGGCGTGCGCACCTTGATCGGCAAGGATGTGCCGGCCCTGGTGCAGAAGCTGGTGCAGGCGGAGCTTGCGAAAGCAGTTGCCCCCCTGCAGCAGAAGCACGAGAGCGACGCGCAGGAAGCGCATTTCCGGGCCATCCACGAGAAGCACCCTGACGCCGACGCGATCATCGAGAGCAAGGAACTCTCGGATTGGATCGCCAAGCAGCCGACCTTTGCGCAGGCCGGCTTCAACGCCGTCCTCGACAAGGGCACGTCTGCCGAGGTCGTCGAGCTTCTCGATTCCTTCAAGGCCGCAACTCAACCGAACAAGCCTGACCAGGTCGCCAGCACGAAGGATGTGCAGGCGGCCGCCGCTGCAGCAGTCGCCAGCGCCAAGCCGCAGGTTCCGGCCAGCCTCTCGGAGATTCCGGGTGGTGCCGGTGCCCCGCTGACTGGCGACGAGGCGATTGCTGCGATGGACCCGATCGCGATGTCGGAGCGCATGCAGAACATGTCGCCCCAGCAGATCGAGGCATTTCTGAACAGGAACCTGTGACGGTTCCGTCCCGCTGATCAAGGAGATCAATCGTGTCCGACAAAACGAACATGAAGTACGGCGATCCGAAGGCGATGGTGCAACAGGCCGTCGGTCTCTTCGCCACCCACACCCAGCGCAACACCACCATGGCCCGCCTGACCGGTTCGATGCCGGCTGGTACCAGCGGTGCCGAGGCGACCCTGCGTAAGCAGACCACCCAGCACATGCCAATCGTCAAATGCCAGGACCTGTCCAAGGGCAAGGGCGATGAGGTGACCTTCCACCTGCTGAACCCGGTTGGTGGCTACCCGATCATGGGTAGCGCCTATGCCGAAGGCCGTGGCGTTGGCATGAACCTGTCGGAAGACCGTCTGCGCGTGAACCAGGCGCGCTGGCCCGTCGACGCCGGCAACACCATGACCAACATCCGTTCGCCCGTCGAGTTCCGCCGACTGGCTCGCCCGGTTGCCCAGGCTCAGGCCGACGGCTACGTCGACCAGTCGCTGCTCGTTCACATGGCTGGTGCCCGTGGTTTCCACGACAACATCGAGTGGCGTGTGCCGGTGAACACCCATCCGAAGTATTCGGAAATAATGGTCAACCCGGTGAAGGCGCCGACCAAGAACCGGCACTTCATTTCCGACGGCACCAACGGCGTGAAGCCCTTCGCGGTGAACGCCGGCGAGATCGATCTGACCACGACCGACCTGCTGAAGATGGATACCGTCGACGGCATCCGTACCTACATGGAACAGATCGCTCTGCCGCCGCCGCCGGTCATCTTCGAGGGCGATGCCGCTGGCACCGACTCGCCGCTGCGCGTTCTGTTGGTTTCTGCAGCGCAGTACAGCGGTTTCGCCACCGACCCGAGCTTCCGCCAATTGCAGGCAAGTGCCATGGCGCGTGCGGCTCAGGCCAAGCAGAACCCGCTGTTCCTGGGGGAGGCTGGTCTGTGGAACGGCATCCTGATCGTGAAAATGCCGAAGCCGATCCGCTTCTACGCCGGCGACACCATCAAGTACTGCAGTGCCTACGACACCGAGGCGGAAGCGTCCTGCATTGTCCCGTCTTCGTTCGGCAGCACCTTCGCGGTGGACCGCGCGATCCTGCTCGGTGGCCAAGCGGTAGCGGAAGCTTTCGCCGCCAGCGACAAAGCTTCCATCCCGTTCTTCTGGAGCGAGAAGCTGCTGGACCACGACGACAAGGTCGAAGTGCTACTGGGCCTGATTCGCGGCGTATCGAAGATCCGCTTCGCGATCGATCACGGCAACGGCGTGCAGTACACCGACTACGGCGCGACCGTCTTCGACACCGCTGTGCCGATCATCGGCGCCCGCAACTGATGGGCCGGGCCGGTTCGCCGGCCCGCCTTTCGCACCCTGAAACGGACTGAACGGAGAGCCCATCATGTCCAAGGTCATCGTCAACCAGTTCGGCAAGCGCACCTTCGGTGGCGCGGCCGGCGCCTATGGCAACACCACCGCGCTGCACTTCGGTGTGCAGACCAATGCCAGTGGTGCAGTCATCAACTCCAACTCCAGTGCCGCCCTGGCCATCGGCGATGTCGTTGACCTCGGCCCGCTGCCCGAGGGCATCCGCCTGCTCGACAGCCTGGCCATCATCTCCGATGCACTGACCGCATCGGTTACCGGTTCGCTGGGCTTCGTGTACGAGGACGGCATTGACAGCACCGAAGTCCCGCAGGACACCGCGTACTTCGGCGCCGGTTTGAACCTGGCCGCTGCTGCTCGCCTGCGTAACACCTCGAGCAAGGCGCCGGTGGTTCTGCCGAAGCCGGCGCGCCTGGTGCTGACCATCGCCGGTGCGGCCGTCGCCGAGGCCGGCAAGGTCGACTTCGTCATCCTGGGCGAGCTGACCGGCCCGCGTTAAGCGGCATTGACGAGGGGCCTTCGGGCCCTTCGCCTCTTTCTACAGGACCTTGAGCATGAAACGAGAACTGATCGCCCAGGTGGCGCACGAGATCAACCGCGCCTACTGCGCCTCGCTGGGCGACTCGTCGCCGGTCGCCTGGGCTGACGCCGGGGAAGCCCAGCAGCAAAGCATGCTGGCTGGCGTGGATATGCACCTGGCCAACCAGGACGCAACTCCTGAAGAGTCGCATGCATCCTGGTTGGCGCAGAAGGTGGCCGATGGCTGGACCTACGCCGAAGAGAAGGATGCGGAGAAGAAACTGCATCCGTGCTGCCGCCCTTACGACGAGTTGCCGCCCGAGCAGAAGTCCAAGGACTATCTGTTCCGCGCCGTCGTCCACTCCCTGAAGGATCTGCCGGACGCAGATGCCGAGCACATCCAGCAACTGGCGAGCGAACTCGACCAGGCTAAAGCGGCTCTTATCCGTCTGTCGCAGCCGGCGCTGCTGGTTACTGAGGGACTGGCGTCGATCCCCGCAGGTCAGGTTGGCGTGGAGTACATCGGTCGCCGCCCTGACTTCACCGATCGCGTATACGGGACCGGCTTGTCCTTCGTGCAGGGCCAGGTGCGCCCGCTGCCGTTGAATGTCGCTCGCAAGTTCCTGCGCCATCCCGACCAGTTCGCGCAGGCGGAGATCGTTGAGACCGTGCTGCCCCAGCAGACCGAGCAAGGCGACGACACTGCAACGATCCTTGCCGAGGCCAAACGGCTCGAGGACGAGAAGCGCCAGGAACACTCCAACGTGCAGGACGTTCGTGACCAGGTCTCGCACATGACCAAGGATGCCCTGGTGGAGTACGCGCAGACCCGCTATCAGCAGAAGCTGGACAAGCGTCAGGGTGTCGATGCGCTGCGTGGCCAGGTCATGCAGATGGTCGATCAGTTCGGTGTCGTATGAATCTCGGCGAGCTTGAGCAGGCATTCCGGGTAGTCACCGGCGATCTGGTGCCGGCCTACCAATTCGAGCCCGAATGGGTGGCGAGTTGGTTGGCCGAGGCCCAGGACGAGGCGGCCCTGCGCCGCCGCCTGCTCCATGAAAGCGAGAACCTCGATATCTGCCGCATTGCTGTCGAGTCGGGCGTGGCGGTCTATCCGCTTCACCCAGCGCTATTCGAGATCACCAGCCTGCGCATTCGTCGCGGCGACGGTGACTGCTCCCGGCCGCTCAGGATCGTTTCCACCGAGACCCTGGACGACTGGGATCAGGCATGGCGCGAGCGCGAAGGCCGAGTCGAGTTTGCAGTGCAAGACGACACCACCCTGCGCCTGGTACCTCGTCCGGTTGAGGACGAGCAACTGCTGCTGGAAGGGTATCGGTTGCCCCTGAAGGATCTGGCCGCCGGCATTGGCGAGGTACCGGAGATTCATCGCGCCCATCACCAGCGGCTGCTGAAGTGGGCGCTCTTCCGTGCCTACGAGCTGCCGGATGTCGAGACGCAGGACCTTGCCCGGGCCGCGCAGGCAGAGCAGGAGTTCACTGCGTACTTTGGTCCTCGACCATCTGCTGACCTGCGCCGCAGCACCCGAACCGACGAGATCCAGCACAACAGGGCGTGGTGACCCCCTGTAGGGTTACCCGCCACCGCTCCGCAGTCCATAGCCTGTCGCCAACGTAAACCCGGCTTGCCGCCAACAGGGATTCGAGATGAGCGACAAGGTGATGAGCACAACCAGCTACGCAGGGGCGGCTGCCGCCGCGGTGAGCGCGCTGACGCTGACGGATATCGGCATCATCGTGGGCATCATCACCGCGCTGCTGACCTTCGCCGCCAACATGATCTACCAGCGCCGCAAGGACCGCCGCGAGCAGCGTCTGTTCGAGTTGGAGGTGGCACGCCTGTCCCGCGTGCGCGAGCTGACTGGCGAGCCGGTGTGCCTGCCGGTGGAGCCGGAGTAAGCCATGGCCGGCCGGAAGTCGTACCTCAGTGCCGCCGTTCTCGCCCTGGTTGCTGCTGGCGCCGGCGCGCCCGCGATCATGGACCAGTTCATTCGCGAGAAGGAAAGCGGCGATCGCTACGAGCTGAAGGCCTACCAGGATGGTGCGCGAGTCTGGACGATCTGCGACGGCAAGACCGAAGGAGTGATCCGCTCCGCGGTGATGACGAAGGAGCAGTGCGACGCCTGGCGCCAGACCGAGATCGGCAAGCGCCTGGTGTTCGTGCATTCGATCATCAATGTGCGCATGAGCGAGGCGGCCTGGGCCGGTGTCGGTAGCTGGTGCTTCAACGTGGGCAACAAGGCCTGCGGCGCATCTACGGCTGTTCGCCTGATCAACCAGGGCAGCCAGGCGGCTGGGTGCCGCTCCCTCCTTCAGTGGCGCTTCATCACCCGCGACGGGAGGAAGGTCGACTGCTCGACAGCCCAGCCGTACTGCAGCGGCCTGTGGGACCGCCGCCAGGGTGAAGCGGAGCTGTGCAGCCTATGAGCATCGAACCCTGGCGCCTCGCCGCTTATCTCCTCATCGCTGTCCTGGCTGCCAGTACCGGTTGGCAAGTGCGCGGCTGGAAGGAGGGGAGCGACGAGGCCAACCGCCTGCAGGCCGAGCAGGATCGCCAGGCCTTGGCACGAAGCGTTGTCGCGCAGGTCGCCGAGAGCACCAACAAGGCTATCGCTGGCATTCGCGTCACCAACACCACCATCTACCAGAAAACCAGACAGGAGATCGTCCGTGAGCCGATGGACCCTGCTTGCCGCCTGCCTGCTGGCTGGATGCGCAACATCAACGCCGCCCGCGCCGGTCGACCAGTCCCTGATGCAGCCGTGCCCGGATCTGGAGCAGGTGCCGGTGGCGGATGACGGTACAGGGGACCCGGCAGAACTCACCCTGGCCGACGTCCAGGTGTCTGGCGAGTACTTGAAATGTCAGCGCCTCCATCAAGGCCTGATCGACGCCGTGAAAGCGGCCACTTCTTTCCGTTGAGAACCGCACCATGACCGAGGTTACTTCGCTCACGCTGGGTGGCTACGATCCCCAGAGACACCACATAGTCGGCTTCGATGCAGCCTCCGGCGCTCCGTTCAAGATGGCGCTGCCCACCATCACACAGATCACGGCTGTAAATGCCTCCGGCGACATCGTGCCGGCCGGCTCCCTGGTTGAGGTCATGCAGGGCTATTCGGACGGAGAGTCCTCTGAGCCCACAGGCTTTGTTCCCTATTCCACCTACAGCATCACTCCCCAGGTAGGAGTTCTCGAGGCCGAAGCGACGGCAGACGCAGAGGGGGCTATCAGGGTAGGCGGGGTTGTCGATCTGACGACCATTCCAGGCTGGGTCGAGAACGTCGCGTCGAACTACGCCTGCGGAATGCCGCTCTGTGTTGGCCGTAAGTCTGACGGTACGGCCTGGCTCGTATCGCTCTATAGCCTGTACCCGCAGGAGCCTGGAACCACCGAATGGTCTCGTCAATTCGATGTGATCGGCGTTCTACTTGGCGATGGTCAAGACACTGATCTGCACGGGAAGGCGTTGCTGTCGGGAACACGGCAACGATTCACCCTTCCGGCTGATACCGCGGAAAACGGCGTCTCCGGCGAATACCTCTACCAGATAGATCCGTCCAGTGGGTACGTGCGTCTGCTGCCAACCTCGAGCTTGCCGGCCCCAGTTCCGCTTCCTGAGCAGAGCTACATTGCCGATATCGAGGTTCACGATTCCCTCACCCCAGCTCAGACCACCCAGTCGTTCCGGAAGGTCGAACTGTTCGACCGCGATTACGACTGGGATGCCGGTTCAGCGGTCCCGTTGACCGGTTTCAAGCGCATGGGCAAATACGGCTACCTCACACCGGTGGGAGAGCCCGCGACGTCTGGCTACTTCACGCAGTTCGACGGGATGTACTCGTCGCTGCAACTGACGATTGGAGGTGCGGAGGCTGATGGCAAAGGAATCGCCTACGTAGGCTCCTCGTTTGTCGATATCGGTCGACTGTTCCGGTGGGATATCGACACGAACTTCTCGCTGCAGGTCGATTTTTCCCTGCCGCAGGCTGCTAGTTTCGAGTTGTGGGTCGGTTGGGCCGCTTGTGCACCGGATGAGTTCGTGCCCGGCACTACGCCCTTCATCGGGTTGAAGACCGGCATGGGGGCTGGTCTCACGCCGAAGGTCGTGGCGGGGCCGTGGTCGCGCCCGAGCTACCCATCGGAGGTCGATCTTCCTCATAGTTGCTTTGTGACCGACGGCGGTACAGGTGCGCCGAAGCTGAATCCGCTGAGCGCTAACATTTTCGGGAGCCCCCAGCGGCCGCTGCTCAACAGCATCAAGCTGGTCGCGAACGCTGACAATGTCTACGTGAACTCGCTGCTCGAGAACACCTACACGCAGGTCTCGTTCGACCGATCCAAGGTTGAAGCTGATACCGATTCTTGGTATCCCGTGGTCGCTTTCCTGAAGCACGGAAACGAGAACTCCGGCCAGAACGACCTGGTGCTGCTGGACCTGAAGTTCGAGACGTCCTTCAACTTCGCCGGCCCGGTGGCATGACATGCAACTGACCTACGCCGGCCAACCGGTCACCTTCCAGGGGGTCGACCTCTCCTTCGGGGGCGGCGGCACTGGCAATGTCAGCCCAGCCTCGGCGTATCACCTGCAGGCCGCGCAATCGCCTGGCCTGCATCTGGCGGCGGCGCTCGCTGTCGCCTCTGCGTCGCACAGTCACCTGGCCGGCGTGCCCAGCCTAACGATCGTGGCGCATCTGGTTGTCGATGCTGCTGTGCACCTCCATCAGGCGGGGAGTCCTGCCCTTGGCTTTCATCTCGCAGCTGACGGAGCGGTGCACCAGCACGCTGCCGGCGCGCCTGGTCTGGCTGTCACCTACACCTTGGCACCGGCCGGCGCCGCGCATCTGCACGACGCCGACGCCCCGACTCTGCTCGTGTCTTCGGGGCTGGCGGTATTCGGCGCCATGCAGTCGCACGTTGCCGGCGTGCCAGGGCTCTCGGTCGGCATCCACCTGAGCGCGCAATCTGCGGTGCAGCAGCATCTGGCGCAGGCCCCGGCGTTGTCGATCGGCATCCCGCTGGCGGCTGCATCGGCGTTCCATGAACACCTCGCTGATGTCGCCTGGGTTGGCGATGGCTGGCGAGACATCGATCTCAATCGGCTACGGGTGCGCATGCGCCCGATGCTGTTGGGCAATTAACACCCTGCAGGAGGGGTTCAACATGGCAAAAAAATGCGCAAGCTCCGTACTCGATGCGGCACTCGACAAGATCGCCACCGCAACCAAGATGCTGCTGCTCCCTTCGGAGCCGGCTGACCTGGCTGCTGCCACGGCTGCCAAGCTGGGCGAGGTGACGCTGTCCTCTGGCGATTTCACCAAGGCCGCCGGCGATGTCTCCGGCCGCAAGGTCACCGTCGCTACCAAGACGGTCCCAGCGTCCGCCGCTGGCACCGTCACTCACCTGGCTTTGGTCAGCTCCACCGAACTGCTGTACGTGACCACCACCGCCAGCACCGGGGTGACCTCGGGCGCGAACGTCGGCGTCGACGCTTGGGCTGCCGAGATCCGGGCGCCGGTATGACGGGCCTGCCGTCGATCGTCTACAAGGGCCGCAATGGCAGCGTCGAGCTGTACTTCCGGTACTTCGATGGCGGGCGCTACTCGCCGTTGGACTTCGGCCAGGTTCGTTCGATGACCCTGGTTCTGCCGAACGCGACGCCGCGCGCCGTCTTCGACAGCCGGGCCCAGCCCGAGGTGATCGACTGGCAGCAGGGCGGCGGCAAGGTAGTGCTCAACCTGGCAGGCGCTGATCTGGCGCCAGGCATTTACTCGGTCCAACTCGTGGCCTTCGATGTCTTCCATCCGGAGGGCCAGGTCCTGCTGGACGGCCAGCGGCCCGACCCGATTCTTATCGAGATCCGTGACGTCAGAACGGCAAGCTGATGCCCGGCCAGCTTGAGCCCGCCTCGTGCGGGCTTTTCTTTTTCGACCCCCTGTAGGGTTCGCCCTGCCGGGGCGCGCTGTTGAAACTGCCTGCGTCATACACCTGCCGCAGACTGCACATGAGCCAACTCATTCCGGACAACAATTGGTCGAAGGGCGCCAGCAACCTGGCGGCCGCTGATCGTGTGCCGGATGGGTTCGCACGAGAGATCATCAACCTCGACCCGAACCCGGGCGGCGAGCTGTCCTTGCGCAGCGGCTACGAGCTGGCGGCTGCGCTGCCCAGTGTTCGAGCGGCGGTTCCGTACCAGCAAGGCTTCCTGATCGCGGCGGCCGACCAGCTGCTGCGGTTCAACAGCCTGGATAACTCGCTGCGCCCTCTGGCAACCATTGCTCCTGCTGGGCGCTTCTGCGGTGCGGAGCTGAACGGCGATGCCTTCATCTGCACCGCGAACGAGCGCCTATGGGTGCACGGGGATGATGTGTACCCATGGGGTATCGAGCCCGTGTTCCCGGGGATCAACATCGGCGCGGGCCAGCTTCCTGCTGGCGTTTACCGGGTAGCGGTCACCGTCGTGACCGAGAATGGCGTGGAGTCCGGCGCCATCGCCTCGATCGCGTCTCTACCCGCCGACTCTTCGCTGCAGGTTCTGTTCGAGATGCCGGTCGGTGCGGTCAAGGCGCGGCTTTACGTGTCGGTGGCAGACGGCGAGACCCTGTTCCGGCAGGGCGAGAACACAGGCCAGGCCTTCATGGTGGAGCGCGTTCGCGATGACACCGCGCGCCTGTCCACCGAGAACCTGGTACCTCCGCCACCCGGCGACCTGGTGGAAGCCCACCATGGTCGGCTACTGATCGCCGCCGGCAGCGTGCTGTTCATCACCGAGGCGTTCACCCCGCACCTGCACCACCGCATCAAAGGGTTCATTGCCTATCCGAAGCCGATCAGCGTCGTGAAGTCCGTCGGCAACTTCGTCTTCGTCTGCGCAGACAAGACCTACCGCCTGCAGGCGCTGGGGACGGGTGACCAGAACCAGGATGGCGTGCTGTCGGTCGGGGCGGTGCCAGGCAGTGGCGTCTCGCTGCCGGACGGTCGTGCGGCTTGGATGACGCGCTTTGGCCAGGCGATCGCTGACAGCAGCGGCGCCGTCAACCTTCCGAATCGCGAGAGCTACGCGCCGGTCGCGGCCGAGCGTGCTGCTGTTGGCGTCCTCGATCACGGCGGCAACCAGATGGTAATCACCGCGATGCGCGGAAAGATCGCCGAGAACAGCCTCGGATTCACTGACTTCTACCAAGCGGAGTTCGAGCCATGAGTGGGTTCGGTTTCATGCACAGCTACGAGTTCTTCGATGCCCAGGGCAACCTGATGTGGCGCGAAGAGATCCACAACCAGATGCCGCAGGACGGCGTCGACTATGCCGCGAAGGCGCTCTTCGGCGACACCCCCGCCATCGGTGTGTTCTACGTCGGCCTCTATGCCGGCAACGTGGTGCCGTCGTTGGCGCTGAAGGCGAGTGACCTGCAGTCGACCCTGCTGGAGTTCACCAAGTACAGCGAGCCTGGCCGCCCGCAATGGCAGCGCGTCTACGACAACACGTCGATGATCGACAACCTGGCCAACCGGGCCGAGTTCACCATCACCGAAGATGCGCGGCTGTACGGCGGCTTTCTGGTTTCGAGCAACGTGAAGGGCGGCAACACCGGTGTCCTGCTGTCCGTTGCGCGCTTCGACTCGCCGCGCGATGTCACCGCGGGCGGCACCTTCAAGATCGGCGCGGGCCTGGGCCTGGTGCCGGCTGCCACCTACTGAGGACTCACCCATGGGAATGTCTGCGGCGCTGAGCCAGGACCTGCTGAAGTACTACTTCACCGCTGGCGCACCGATCACCCGGCCGTCTGCCTGGTATCTGAGCTTGCACACCGCTGATCCGGGGCGCTCCGGTGGGAGCGAGGTTGCCGCTGGCACCGACTCCGCCTATGCGCGCAAGGCGATCAGCTTTGCAGTAGCGGACGCCGGCAGCGATGGGATCTTCGAGGCGAAGAACTCTGCCGACGTGAACATGAACGCCGGCGCCGTCGGAGCGAGCTACATCGTGACCCACGTCGGTGTCTGGACCGCCGCCACCGGCGGCACCTTCCTCGGCTCCATTCAACTGGCCGTGCCGCTGAGCACCGTGGCCGGGACCATCAACTCGTTCGCCACTGGCGACCTGTACTTCGAGGGCATCTGAATGAGCACCTACAGCACTGGCCTGCGGAACGGCCTGGCCGTCGTTGGCTCTCTGCGCAGCCTGCTGGCGAACTCCGAGGTGCGCATCTACAGCGGGCCGGTACCGGCTACCGCCGATGCGCCGATCGCTGGCAGCAACGTCCTGCTGGTGAAGATCAAGCCGGAGTCCGGCGGGTTCAACTTCGACAGCGTGGCAGTCGATGGCACTGTCACCAAGGTGCCCAGCGACATCCTGCAGGGAGACTGCCTTGCCTCGGGCGAGGCAACTTTCTATCGCCATGTCCTGCAGTCCGACACTGATGCGGCCAGCTCCTCCGCCTACCGCATTCAGGGGACCGTAGGCCTGGTGGGCACTGACATGGAATTGAACAGCACGTCGCTGATTTCCGGCCAGCCTCAGAAGCTGGACTACTACTCGCACACCTTCCTGGCTCAATAAGGCGGTGCTCTTGTGTCGAACCGGCTGATCAAGCTCGCCGCGACGTCGTACACGCCGGCGTATTCGGGCATTCCTCCGCGGGATGCCTACTGCGACGTGCGCTTTACTGGCGAGTTCGCCGCGTTCGGCAACCTGCTTCCGGATCGGATACTCATCGGCTATGACCGGAAGGGCAAGCCGATCTATTCATCTATCGATAGCGGCATCTGGCAGAACAACTACATGTGGAATTGGGGGCTCACGGCCGCCAATAACACCCGATCCGGGGCCGCTCTCAGCTATCCGCCGGACCGTTGGCTTGATCCGACAGACCACACGAAGGGCTACATTCGCACGCGCTTGGTGCCCTACACCGATAAGGGCGGCCGCTTCCTGGGCTGGTCGGTCGGCGGCAACGTGCAGGTCCGCGAGTTCCAATGCTACGAGAAGTACAAGGGCGTTCCGGCGATTCCCGCAAAGCGTAGCGTCGACCCGCAAACCGGGTGGAACGCTGGCGCGCGATCGCTTCAGACCATCCCGCTCGACGGCTATGCAGAGTTTCAGTTGGGGACCTATATCGTCGGGGCTCTGGTGGGTTTCTCGTCGGGTACCGACACGACGAGCTTCGCCGAGGCCTCGCATGCCTTCTACGTCTTCGATGGCACTGTGGCTGTGGTGGAGCGCGGCGTGCAGGTTCACACCTTTGCACCAGTTGATCTGGCCAGTCGCCCGGTGTTCCGGATCGCGCGTGCGGGCAGTCGAGTAACGCTGTCGGTGGCGGGGCAGAGTTACGTCAGTGCTACCCCCAGCGCTGGCGTGGTTCAGCTCGATGCGGTGCTGTACACGGCGAACGACTATGTCGAGAACCCCTACATTGCCACGTACCAGCGCGGTGCTGGCCGCGCCCAACTGCGCGTCAACGGTGTGCAGAGCCGGCGGGGCAGGGGGCGTGGCCAACTGCGCCTGCAGGGAGCAGCCGTGGCGATCGTCGACGGAAAGCGCAGCGGCGCCGGCCATACGCAACTTCGCTTGGGCGGGACTGCGAAAGGCACGGTCATCAACCACGGTCGCGGATCTGCCGCTCTGACCTTGGGGGGAAGTGCGCGCGGCGTAGAGTCCCGCATCCACAGCAAGGGACCACGCGGTCGGATCATCGCCGGCAACAAACCGTACTCGCGAGTTCGCAGTGCCAATGGCGGCTATGCGATCAAGGCCTCCGGCGGCATGCCAATCATCAACACCGGCGGCGTGGCCACGGTGTCGCCGCCCATCGCCAGCGAGGCACGCCTGCTGGTGGGCAACATTGGCCGAGTGCGCACCGTCGGCCCACGTCCGCGGTCGGTGATATCCGAAGGGCCGTATGCTCGAGTTCGCACCTCGTGGGGTGGCTATGCCTCGCGCGCCTACGCGCCCCACTATCCAGTAGAAGGCGAGGTGCTGATCTACGACTGGCGCGAGCTTATCGTGCTGGCCGGTACCAGCGACCCGGACCTGGTCGCCTATGCCCAGTTCATCAGCACCCTTCAGCTGGCGACCTCGATCAACTACCTGCTGATCCACGTGGCCGACTGCCTGGACTCTCTGCTGCTGGGCACCAGTGTCAGTTACGTGGCGGATCTGGAAGCGGTGTTCTCCAGCGAGCTGCTGCTGGGCAGCAATGCCAGCGCGGCAGGCCGCGCAGGCCTGCAGTACGCCGTCAACGTCTTGAACGGCGCGCTGTCGGTGTACCAGGGCTTCGACTTCCACGCGATGGTCACCACTCCGCAGGGTGTGTTCGGTGTCGGCAGCGACGGCGTGTACCGCCTCGGCGCGCGCGGGGATGCAGGGCAGACGATCAACGCCAGCCTCCTGCTCGGTGGCAACGACTTCGGCAGCAACACCCTGAAGCGGATCGAGTCGCTGTACTTCGGGCTTTCCACCGATGGGCAGTTGTTCGCGCGGCTGCGCGCCGATGGCGGTGACGAGCAGATCTATCGAGTGTCCGGCCGGGAGCAGACGGCCAACGTCAGGACCGCGCGCGGCGTGACCGGGCGCACCTGGGCACTCCGCCTCGAGCTGCTGGACGCCACGCATGCGGATCTGCAGCACGTTGAGTTCGCTGTGGCCGCCAGCTCCCGTCGGGTGCGCTGATGATCACCTTCTCGACGAAGATCGCCAGTGCCACTGGCCAGAAGTACAAGCCCGAATTCCAGCGCCTGGCTTCTCCTCTCCGGTTGCTCCGTTACGACGGGCATAACACCCTCCTGCGCTCCCGCACCGACGTCTGGGCTGGGTTCCTGGTCCGCTCCACCAGGATGAATGATCGCATCACGATCCAGGCGATTGATCCCCCGGGCAACCTGGGGCTGGTCAACAACCACTACCTGGCGGACACGGTCGACACCCTTTTCGGGACTCAGGTCCTTGCGCCGGCCCTGCCGCGGGACTCCTTCAGTCCGCTGGTGCCGTTGCCGGACGACTGGGAGCCGCTGCAGTACACCCTTCCGGATTGGCCCAAGGATATGATTCGCGACGGCTATATCCACGCGACCTTCCTGGGCGACGCGCCGCCAGCGCTGTTCAACGTGTTCTGCCCAAGCCCTTGGAAGACCTGCCGCAACGGCGTGGTGATCCCCACGACGGTCGGCATAGGCGAGGCAATTGGGCGCCCCAACGTCATAGCCTTCGACGGCAATCTCTGGGTTCGGCTGTTCCTCATGCGCAATGCGATGTGGCAGCAGAAGCTGGCCGAGGGCGGCAGCGCGGTCAATGAAGTGGTGGTGATCAACGAGCAGTGGGTGCGGGATGTCACCGGCGGGTACGAGATCCTGCCACGAACCACCGATGTTTATCAGTATCACCAGTACATGCACCGATTTCTGCCGCTGGTTTCGGCTGAGCTGGATGGCGATCTGCTGTATGTGGCTCTGACGGTGGTCAAGAATCCACCTGTGCCCTCGGCGAGCGCGGAGGTGTTCCCCTACGTATACGGCGCCGCAGCGATCCTGGTCCTGCGGCTGCGGAGGGACAACGAAGCTCGGCTCTACATCCCCGACTGGCAGCACCTCTACAAACTCGACGACGAGACCGGCTACCCGCTCAAGCTGGAGGCCTGGGACACGTCGCTTCCATGGCTGCAGTCGTCGCCGAACACCTCCGGGCAGATGTTTGATCCCGTTGGTGGTTGGCTGGACACCGGCACTGTGCAGGGCAACACGGCGAACGTGATCATGGCGCCGCAGGTTGTGCTGCACGGTGATCGCCTGGAGATTGCGTTCACGGCGAACATCCAGCGACAGTTCCATGACCAGCGCACCTTCACCATACCGAACGATGACGCCCTCTATACGCCCGTCGAGGTCCAGAAGCAGAGCGTCATCGCGCGCCTGGTCGTCCCGATCGACGACCAGGGCAACATGGGGTCGGTCTCGAGGGTGGTCGATGTCGCAGACTGCACTGGCGATCTGGGAAACGCTTGCCTCGCCCTGTTCGGCCATTACGCCGACGATGGCGCGCGACTATTCCAGTCGCTGTGGGGGAGCCGGGTAGGGGACAAGACTGTTCAGCTGGTCGCTGTGCAACGCTACAAGCGCGACATCCTCGATGGTAGCCACGGCTCTTCCGTAGGTGGCTTCCCCGCTGACCCTTTCTGCGGCACTTACATCGGCACCAATGCGCGCTGGGTTTACGACCCCGAGTTCCCCCAGTTCAGTGACATGGATAGCTCGCCACGGGAGCTGTGGTGGCTCGTAGACGGTGTGCCGTACGGCCGACGTTGCATCGACTTGGGGCATAGCTGGCGACTCTTCAACCCAGATCCGAGTTGGCTATTCGCCGACTACAACAGCGACAGCTATGGCGGGCTGGAATGGCCGACGTGGATCAACCAATGGGCCGCCGTGGGTGGCGATGACCTGGTGTTCTATGTGGCCTACGGCTACGACGGCCCCGATGGCCCTTATGACACCAGCAACACCCTGAACGGCGCCGCCAGGTTCGCCAAGGTGTGCAGCTTCAGTGTGACGACCGGGGAGACGACCGAGCTGTTCAGCATCGAGCGCCCTGGTGCGCTGTATTTTGCCGCCATCAGTTGCTTCCAGCAGCAGCGCAACGAGAAGGGCGACATCACCACGCATGCCGCGCTGCTGTTCAGCCTGGGTAAGCAGCAACCTGACGGCGAAGTTGACCCAGCGTCGAAGGTCTACATCTCGAAGGACTCGGGCGCATCCTGGGACGTCCTTGCCAGCGGCCACGTTGGTTGGCTCGGTGCCTACTACGCAGGGTCGGCGCTCTGGACGCCGGCCGACTTCACCAACATGTTCACGTCCCACTAGGAGGGGCCATGGCCACCGTCGACAGTATCGTCACCGGCCTGCAGAGCACGGCGAGCAGTGCGCTCTCTACCGCGCGGGAGCAGGCCAGCCGCATCGGCTACCAGGTACCGAACCTCAGCACCCCAGTACTCAACTTCACTGCCACCACACCGAAGCTGCCGCAGCCTCCGCAGTTCGGGGACCTGTTCCCGGGCACGGATACCAGCGACTCGCAGATGCAGTGGCTGAACCAGCAGGTCGACGACTTCGTCGACAAGTACTTTCCGAACATCAACGGCGCGCTGCGCGACCAGCCGGAGGCATGGGTGTGCGGCATTCTGAGCGGCGACAAGGAATTCGGCCTGGACCAGACGGTGTTCGAGAAGGTGTGGCAGCGCGGACGCGATCGCCAGTACCGCGCGAGCGCGACCGAACGGGCTACCCTGCGCTCCGACTTTTCGGAACGGGGTTTCTCCCTGCAGCCAGGGGCGCTGGTGCAAGCCGAGATTGAAGTCGAGGCCCGGGCAGGTCAGGCCATTGCCGAGATCAACCGCGAGCAGATGGTGCAGGAGGCGCAGATCAAGCTGGACCTGATGAAGTTCGCCGCCGAGCAGGCCGCCCGCTTGAAGCTGGGCATCATGGATGCGTTGCGCGCCTTCTATGTGACCTGGTCTCGGCTGCCTGATCAGGACATCGAGCGCGCGCGGATCAAGGCTCAGGCTCAGGCGACCCTCTACTCGTCCCTGTCGAGCTACTACAACGTCGAGTTGGGCTTTCAAGAGCTTCGCCTGCGGGCTGCGTCGGCCAGCGCCGGCCTTGCGCTGGATACCGATCGCGTGAAGATCTCCGCCAGCCAGGACAATCGCAACGGTGCTCTTGGATCTGCTGTACGCGGCTTCACCGACGTCGCAGCTGCGGCGACCAACGCCGGTTCGGCTCTTGTCGCTGACGTGACCAGCGGTGGGGGTAGCGGCGCATGAGCCAACGATTCTGGACATTCTACGAGGATGCGGTATGGCGGCAGCCGTTGCTTGGCACCGCCGAGGCCCTGGTGATGAATCGCGGTGCTGCTGGCTACGAGACGGACAGCACGCCGGCGATGATCGGGATAACAGACGACTATGCCATCCTCATCACGGGATACGGCACCACCAACAACGGCCACCTGCCCGAAACGCCAGTCTATGCAGCCCCGCTTTCGCCGGCATCGACGGGGAACCAGTTCCCTGGAGCCAAGAGCTTCATCTATGAAGCGGGATACACACCAGACCCCAATGCATGGTTCGAGGCTCCTGATCGGCCGGCCGGCCGGGATCTGGTGGAGGCCTTCGGCGCGGTTATCACGTTGGGTGGGAACCGGATCGCCGTCGCCGGTATAGACGGGCTCCGTATCGGCGAGCCCGGCAAGCCGACCCTGCACGTGCACCACAACTACGATGCCACATTGCCGATCGGCCAGAACTACCCCCGCGGATTCTCGCTGAGCGCGGATGGAAAGCTCACGATGGTCTGTGCCGGCTTGCTGATGGATGGGGAGACACCAGTCGTTCTCGTGTCGGAAGAGATTGATCCGGCGGCGCCGCCGGGCATCGTCACGCTCGATCGCACCGTGTACACCTACGATGGCGCGAACGAGTTCAAGGCCTGTGCTGCTGCGTTGGCCCAGGCCCGGGGCAGCAGCCTGTCAAAGGCCATGGTGTTCGTTCCTTTTGCTGTGGCTGGCGACGTCTATCGCCGGGGTAAGTCGGTGATCACAATCGTCGGCCAGGCCAAGGGCGGGTCGGTTTCCTGCGCCACCCTGCCCGATGCCATCTACAGCGAGACGGGCAACCTGCAGATGTCGATCATCAACTCGACGCTGACCTACGGGCTGGCCGGCAGCCATCTGACTTACGCCCTGGTCAACAACTCCAGCGTCTTCAACGCCGATGCGGTGGTCGGTGATTACGCCTACAGCGCAGGCATGGACGGTGAGCCGGACCCTATTCCGGCCTTCTGGTACAACCACCAGCGCACGGCCGAGATGGTGTAACGCCCCCTGTAGGGTTTGAGCGCGCGCGCGGGCGCGCGAAGAATCGCCGTACACAACCAGAGGGACGTCCTCATGTACGGCGCATTCCGCAAACCGCAAGCCGGCGGCCCGATCACCGGGCCGGGTACCGGCACTTCTGACTCCATCCAGACCGAAGTCCCGGAGGGGACCTACATCCTTCCCGCCGATACGACCCAGGCACTGGGGCTCGGCGCGCGGCGCCGCGGAGTGGCACAGTCTCCCGCAGAACAGCAGGGCTTCGGGGCTCGCCGCAAGCAGCTTCCGGTCACCGTCAGCGCCGGCGAGTTCGAGGTTACGCCGGAGCAGGTGCATGCACTTGGCGCCCAGGTGCTGGACGGCGCCAAGGCAGCCACGCACGAGCCAGTGCCCGAGGCGGCGGACAAGGGGCGCGAGATGTTCTTCGCGAACGGTGGACTGGTGGATGACCCGAGCCAGCCTCGACTCTCTGGTAATGCCGGTCGTGCGCAGCAGATGCAATCCCAGTTCAACCAGCCTGTCATGGGGCCGAGGGGAGTGGTTGGCCAGGCCGGGACCAGCGCACCTGCGCAGCCGCGACTGGGAACTGGTGACCTGGGCAACTGGCTGCGCGATCAGCCGACCACCCGGATGCCAGAGTACCGGTTCGGCGCACGGCGCCAGGCTGTGGCCAGCGACGGATTCGGGAGTGGCGGCGGGGGTAGCGGCAGTACTGGCCAGCCGGCGGCCGCGACTCCTGCAGTATCGCTCGCTGCGCCGACGCCGACGCCGGCCGCTGCTGCTGCAACTGCGTCGCCAGCGCTGACGCCTGAGCGCATCCAGGCGCTGACGCGCCAGGCCGTGCGCACCCCATTCACTGGTGGCGCCCCGGAATTGCCTGGCATCAACCAGGAGCTTCCGGAGGATAATGGTTGGCGCCGTACCGGCTTTGGCGCAGGGCGGCAGGGCGGCGACATCGCTGCCCGTGTCGGCGCGGGCGGCCAGGCCGAATTCTCCAACGACGCCGGCACTGTGGCTTCTGCCAGCGGGAACTACGGGAACTTCGGTGCGCGGCGTTCTGCTGGCGCGCCGGCGGCGCAGCCCGGCTACGGCGCGTTCCGGCGCACGCCTGAGGATCTGGCTGCAACCGGATCGGCCGCCAACCTCGGCAATGGCGTGGGCACCTTCTCGCAGATGCAGGCCGGCGACTCGCAGCTTGCCCTTGATCGCTTCGAGCGTGCGAATGAGCAGCGGCAGCAGATGGTGGATGTCGCGCACCGCGGCGAACTGGGCAACAACGGCGGCCAGGTGAACGTCGTCTATGACAGCACCAGGGCACCGACCTTGGGCGAGGTGCAGCGCGCCAACTTCGAGCGCAGCCAGGCGGGCACTGACGCCTTGCGCACCCGCAGTGCCAGCGATGCGGCCTTGGCCAACCAGCGGATTGCCAGCGAGGCGCAACAGATGGGTACCGAGGATCTGCAGCAGCAGCGCCTGCAGCAGCAAGTGGCTGGCGGCAACTACGAGCTGCAGCAACAGGAGCGTATTGACCAGCTGCGCGCCCAGCTTGGCGACCCGTCGCTCAGCGCGGAGCAGCGCGCCCAGGCACAGCAGGCCTACACCTACCTGACCACGCCGGCAAAAGATCGGTACCGGACGCAGGATGTGATCCTGGGCCGCGACGAGACTGGCAAGGACATCAGAGGAACCCAGTTGTTTGACGTCACCACCGGGCAGCCGGTGGCTGGAGGGGCGCAGCAAGCACCTCGCCGCAATACTGTCACGCAAGCTGAGATTGAGCAGACGGCGAAAGCGAGAGGCCTTTCGAACGAGGAGGTGATTCGGCGCATGAACGCCATTGGCGTGACGGTGAACGGATAATTACGGCTTGAGGCCAAACTCGTCGAATAGATCCTTCTGCTTGTCGTACAGCTTGTTGCACGCCACCCGGATCATGCCGGCAGCCCGGCTGCTCCGGGTGTCCTTCGACTTGGCCAGCGCGCACTCGGCGCCGGAGTCGTAACCGAAGAAGCCGCGACCGGAGCCTTGGGCTACCCCGTCGTAGCGGGTCGGGAACTTCGAGCCGCAGACTTGGGCTGCAGCGTATGCGGCGGTATCGTTCTCGATGCCCGGCAACTCGTCGAGCAGACAGCTCGCGTAATCTCCCGCCAAGGCAAGCGGGGAGCAGCAGAATAGGGCGACCGCGGCGATCCTTCTCATTTCGTTCTTCGATCCATTGCGATTTTCTGCCATAGCATCCCCCAGAACGATTCCCTATGGTAGGGCTCTACCCCCGTACTGGGTGTCGTCTGACGTGAATTTAAGGCGTTCCATTGCCCGAATACCCGGCAATCGGACACGAGAAGCATCGTATTCCATGGGGTATTGATCAAAAATGATGTTATATTGACTTCGTAGTTTGCGATGGACGCGCGCCTTAGTGGTGTGCAAACGCGAACTCTTCCTATCTATTAGTCACCATGAGGGTGCATCCATGATGTTGTCTTTTGTCGAGGTCGATAGCTCGATTGAGCCGTTGCACGTCAATAAGAAACAGTCGGGTGCGTGCGTGGTTACTGGCCGCTATGTCCGTGTTCGCAAAAAAACTGCGAAGAAGGCTGCTGCGCCCGTGAAGGTTGCTGCGTCCGTTCTCGAAATGCCGCGCGTGAAGCGCGTTTCGGTCGAGAAGTCGTCTGCGATTTCGGAGCGTGGCCGTCAGTTGCTGCTCGAACGCTACTGTCAAGAAGATTGATGGTAGGCGTACATGGTCCGGATAGACGTCCATCCAGTTTTCGAAGAGCAGTTCTCGTCTGACAGTCAAGACGAGGTCGAGCTACGCGACTCGTTGATCGCGTCATTCAGAAATTGGATTGAACGCGGAAAGCATGCGGATTTCGGTAAAGACGTGACGTACCGCGACCCAGAAGGCTCGGTTGTGCCTAAGTCAGGGCTTCGCCACGTTCATATCACCCCTGCCGCAGGCGCCGATGACAAGCAGCTTGAAAAATGGGCGAAGTTCCGTACCTCGAACACGCACCTAGTGTACGTGCGCGCCGACACCGGTCCGCACCTGCTGCTCCATTACTTTGAAGATGATGCGCATCATCTGGCGCGCGCAGAGCAGTTCCGTTACCTAAAAGCCCTTGGACGTGCTGCAGATGAATGGCTAACGCAGAACAAGCTTTATCCCTGTCTGCGTGAAGACGAAGTCGCGTAGCAGGCTCTGATCAAAGGCCCGCCAATTCGGCGGGCTTTTTTGTGCACGCCCTTTAAGGTTCGCCGCACTGCCGGGGCTCCGGAACGCTGCCCCCTTTCGGCGTCACCGCTTGGGCGGGGCTTACGAAAAGCCCGCCTATCAGGCGGGCTCTTGGCATTCTGCGTCAGTTCAGAAGAACAGGGTGACGCTGTTTCCGCCATCCCATTCGACCTTGTAGCCGGCCGCTATCAACTCATCGTCGAGATCCTTGGTCATTTCCGCAAGCTCCTCATCGCTCACGCCGCCTTCCAGTCCAAGGTCGGACAGATCAACGTCGGCCACGCTGTGACCTAATTCAATTGCCCTCGCAAGTTCTTCTTCGACGCGCTTTCGAATGACATTGGGCAGCATTTTGCGAATCGTTCCGGCGATGGCCCTGGCCTTCGCAGCCGAGACAATTCCTTTTACTGATGGCTGCATTTGAAAGGTTGTCTCAAGCCTCTCGATGATCTCGGCCGTAGCAGATCGTTTGTTCTCCCTAGCGGCTTCCTCAACGCGAGCTTTCAAGTCGGAAGGGATTCGTAGATTGAACTGTGGGTCTTGGCGGCTCATGCAGTGCTCTCGATGCAAGAGGTGCGTTTAATGCACCTATGAAGGAAGGATGCACCACGGTGGTATTGACGGCAATGCACCACCGTTATATGTTTCTCGTGTGTATAACGGTGATGCATCTGGAGGTGTGAAGAAAAATGAGCAGGAAAGATCCCCAATTCAACCTGCGACTGCCGGAAAACTTGAAGAGCTACCTGGCAGAGCAGGCAGAGGCCAACCATCGCAGCCAAACGGCTGAAGTGATTTATCGTTTGGAGCAATCGAGGATGCGAGATGAGCAGAAAAAAGCAGGGCAGGCGGACGCCTGAAAGAACGAAGCCCCGGCGGGCAGGCCAGGGCTTCGGTAACGTCAAAACCAACCAGGAATCGAACGTCAAAATGAATCATAGCATATCACTGTACCGTGGTACCTCAGCCCAGCAGATCTCCGGGCTGGCCGGCATAGCAGAGGCTGCTATCACCCAGATGGAGTGCGCGAAAGAGCAGATTGGCTGGCTGCGTTCCGTGCTCCAGATCGTCCGGGACGAAACGAGACGAAGACCAGGCCTGGAGCATTACTCCAGCATGTTGACAATGGCCATCGGCAACGCCGACGACATCCACAACCAACTCGACCACCAGGTCGTCGAGTTGGGGAGCCAGATCTCCGCCGAAGCGGGGAGGGTTCAGGCATGACCGGTATTACGATTAATTCGAAGCAGGTCCCGGTGGTCGAGTTCAACGGTCAACGGGTTGTCACCCTGGGGATAATCGATCTGGTGCACGAGCGCCCTGAGGGGACTGCGCGCAAAAGACTCAATGACAACCGTTCGAGGTTCGTAGAGGGAAAGCACTTGTTCAAAGTTTGTGCGTCCGAATTTCGGACGCGCTTCCCAGGTGTGATATCCGCCAGGGCGCACGAGGATGTAACACTGTTGACTGAGCGCGGGTACCTGCTGCTGGTCAAATCCTTCACTGATGATCTGGCGTGGCAGGTGCAAGACCAACTGGTCGACGGCTATTTCGCTAAGCGAGCAGATGTGGCCGCGATGCTCCACGACCCGCAGACTCTCCAGCGCCTGCTGCTGGAAAACGTCACCCAGGTGGTCAAGTTGAAGGCAGAGAATGACGACCTCCACACGGAAAACCTGATGCTTGAGCAGAAGGTCGTTGCCGATGCGCCCAAGGTTGAGTTTGCAAACCAGGTCGTGGTCACCCATGAAACCTACTCGGTGGCCGAGGCTGCCAAACTGATCGGCACCGGACAGAACCGCCTGATGTCCTTCCTGCGGATGAAAGGCTGGGTTTGCGTTCGCAAGAATGAGCCGAAGCAATGGGCGATCGAGAAAGGTTACTTGAGCGCAAAGTTGCACTCCTACGAGCACCCGCTAAAGGGGCCAACTGTAGAGTCAACCGCGCGGGTTACAGGTAAAGGGCTCATCAAGCTGCGCGAGCTATGGCTGTGTCGCGAGGAAGACTTGCTGTCCGAGAAGGTGGGCACAGCCACACGCTGATAGCCTACAACCCCCTGTAAGGCGTGCTCCCTCCACGCCATTTCCTGAGACTGAGCCCGCCACACTGGCGGGCTTTTTCTTTGGAGAGTGGGATGAGTGACCTTTTTCAGGAGTTCGGTCTGGATGCTGGTAGTACAGCAGGTAAGGCCGGCACATCATCGACTACGCCGTCGAATCAGCGCTCGGATCTGTTCGAAGAGTTTGGCCTGAGCGGGCCTGAGCAGCCAACTATTTCCGGTGAGTTCGGCAAGGGCGTCTCTGCAGGCGTCGACTCACTTCAAGGCACGATGTATGGCTTAGCAGGTCTCGCAGGTGACGCCGTCGGGGCCGATGGCCTGCGTGACTGGGGCCTGAAGGGCTACCAGCGCAACCAGGACGAGGCGGCAGAAAACGCGCCGGCAGTGGGGCATTTCGAAGACGTGCACGGCGTGCGCGACGCGGGGCTTTACGCTGCCCAAGGGCTGGGGCAACTCGTGCCGTTCGCTGCCAGTTCTGTCGCCACCGGTGGTGTCGGCGGCGCCGTGGCCAAGGTTGCCGGCCGCAAGGCTGTGGAGAAGTTCGCCGAGAACCAGGTTGCGAAGGGGGTAGCGCGCGCCGCTGCGGAGAAGGCAGGCCAGGCTTACGGCAACAAGCTGGTGCAGCGCGGTGCCATGGCCGGCGTGGCAGCGAACTCGATCGGCACCGAGCAAGGCTCCATCTACGGCGACATCTACGAGAAGACTGGCCAGTACGCACCAGGGACTGCGGCAGCCTACGGTGCAGCGGCTGGTGCGCTGGATGCGCTGCCCGAGGTAGGGCTGATCGGCCGGCTGGCTGGGCACGGCACGGGCGGCATTGCGCGCCATGCAGTGAAGCAGGCGGCGTCTGAAGGCGTCACCGAGGGAGCGCAGAGCGCTGTCGAGAACCTTGCCGTCCAGCACGTCGACCCGAACCAGCGAGCGTTCGACGAGAACGGCATCAGCGAAATAGCGAACTCTGCGGTGATCGGCGCCCTGGGCGGCGGCGTAGCAGGCGGCGGTGCCGCTGCTGTAGGTCGCATGCGGAAGCCATCCGAGCAGATGGGTCTCGATCCGAATGCGGGGCCGCTCTCGGCCGCGGCGACTGTCGCCGTCGACGGCCGGGTTGCCCACGAGGTGCAGCGTGCGGCGCTGCTGAACAATGCTCCGGCGCCATCGTCCGCAGGAATCAGCGAGCAGGATCTGGCGGATCTGCCTACGGCAGTGGCTCAGCAGCTGTTCCGCACCGAGGCCGACCCAGACAACCCAGGCGCGTTGCGTTACTTCCGGCAGGACCCCGACCTGCAGCGAGAGGTGGTGGTACCGGAGCAGGAGGCGCTGGCCGCCGCTCAGCAGCGGATCGATGCTGCCCAGCAGCAGGGGATGGACCCGCTGGACAACCGAGACCTGGCCGATCTGCTGCCGCAGGTGGACGAGGAGACCGGCCCGCCAGCGCAGCGCCCAACGGGGATGGCTGCTGACGACTTGACGCCCTACGAGCGCAATCAGCTTCGAGCGCTGGGCATCACCGACGAACAGTTGGCCACGATGTCCACCGAGCAGGCGCGTGGACTTCCGGTGGCGCAGGTGGACTTTGAGTCCGGGCCAAGCCAGGTGGAGCAGGTTACCGAGCAGCCTCCGCTGCCCACCGTGGAGATGGACACCGGGCCCATGGCGGCGGAACAGGTCGCCGCCGCGCCGGTCTCCGGTGATCCCGACTTCGACTTCCGGGTACAGAAGAACGGTCGACCATTCAAGAGCGAAGTGGACGTGCGCTTGCGTCGCGCGTTCGATGAGGCGACCCAGGCGGGCGAGCAGCCGGTAGTGGTTCCGCACGAGGGTGGCTTCGCCGTGGCGGTGCGCCGTCCGCCTGCACCGACGTTGGCGTTGCCGGCACCGAGCACCATGGTGGTCGACAGCCAGGGTAACACCCAGCGTGGACCAGTGGAGCCGTTCGTAACGCCAGAGCGCCCCCGGGTGCTGCCCGGTGGGCCCGGAATGGAACAGCAGGCCAGGCCTGGGGCTCGTCCGAGTGTAGAGGCTTTGCTGCCAGGCCTTCGCCAGCGTGCCGCGGCGGGCGAACAGTTGAACTCATCTACCGTTGCGCAGCAGACAGGGGCCAGCCGAGGCATTGCGGCACGCGCTGTGCAAGGTGTGCAGGCCGAGCAGCAGGCGATGGCCACTCCGTATTCGAATCGCCTGCAGGCGGGCCGTGCACTCGGAAATCTACCGGATCCAGCGGCGTTCGAGGTGGCTCAGCGTGGCAGTCGAGACTTTCGAGTCCAACCCAAGGTGCAGCAGGAGACCAAGGATGCTGGTGAGCTCCCCGGGCAAGGCGATGAGCGAAACGCAGGCGCTGCATTTGCTGTTCCTGCTCGGCCAACTGACGTGGCGCCGGTACCAGCGGCTGAGCCAGGGGCTGGTCAGTCTGCCAGAGGACGAGCCAGTGCTCGAGCGGATCGTCCTGCTGCAGAGCTGGCCGCCGAGCGATCGCCTGCAGTAGTCCGCGAAGAGGCTCCCGCGCAGGAGTTGCGCGCACCGGCCCGCCAGGCGGAAGAACAGGGCGACCTGCCGGACATCCTGGTCATGCCTAAACGGCGATACATCGCCAATCAGGCGAAGCAGGAGGGGCTGAAGAAGGACTCTCCGGGCTACGGCCAGGCTCTCCAGCGACTGGAGGCCCGCTACGAGGCGGATCTGGATGCCGCCTCGGCGGCCTTGAGCTTCGAGCGCTACAACGCGCTCAACCGCGACTCGCCCGCGAGCGTGAACCGCCAGGCCTGGGAAGCGCTGCGTGCCGAGTACGGCCGCTATTCCCGGGCGAGCTACAGGGCTGGCGCCCCTGTCGTTCAGGGGCTGCGGGCCAGCCAGTTGCAGCGCGCGCTGCAAATGCGGATCTCGCGCTGGCGGAATGCGCCGGATATCCACGTGGTGCAGTCGGTTCGCGATCTGCCGCCCAGGCTTCGTCAGCGCGTGCAGCGCGACGGCGCCGAGGGGGTGGAAGGAATCTACGACGGTGGCGCGGTTTACCTGGTGGCCGACAACATCGGCAGCTACCAGCACGGCGGCTTCGTGTTGGCGCATGAAGTTCTGGGCCATGCCGGGCTGCAGGGGCTGTTCGGACGACGCCTGGAGCCGCTGATGAGCAGCATCTATCGCGGCAACGACCAAGTGCGTGCCGCCGCCGACCGCCTGGCCAAACAGACCAGCTACCGTCGTCCGGTGGCCGTCGAGGAAGTATTGGCCGACATGGCCGCCGCGGGCACCCTCCAGCGACAGGGCTTCTGGCAGCGACTGGTGTCGGCCATCCGCGCCGGCCTGCGCGCGATCGGCCTGGACATGCGCTGGACTGACGGCGACTTGGCCCGGCTGCTCGCCAACGCTCGCGGATTCATCGAGGGAGGCGCCGGACGGGCAGTGGGCGAGGCCCGATATTCGCGCCGCGGTTGGGACGCTGCATTCCCCGACGTGACCGTAGCTCACCCGCTGGCCTTCCTGAACAACCATCCGGACTACGCCGCGGCGAAAGCCGGCGACACTGCTGCTGCGCTGCGCGTGGCGCGCGACGCGATCACGCCGGAGTTCGTTGACCAGGTGCGCCAGGCAATCCCGGCCGGCAGCTCGCCGAAGATTGTCCCGGTGCTGGCCCGCGAAGGTGCAGGTGACAACCGCATTCCGGTCATCGCTGCAGAGGTGCTGGCGCAGCGCCTGGGGCTGCAAACCGATCTGACTCCAGTTCAGCAGGAGAGGATCGGCCGCACGCAGGCGAGCGCTTTGGATCGGGTGGTCCGGCAGCCAACCTTCCAGGGAGATGTCGCGCCAGGCGACTACATCCTGCTGGATGACACCCTCACCCAAGGCGGCACCTTGGCGCAGTTGAAGACGCACATCGAAGACAACGGTGGTCGGGTGGTGCTGGCCGCCGCCTTGACCGGTAAGAACTACTCCCGCAAGCTATCGCTCGACTCTTCCACTCTGGCCGAAGTACGTGGCAAATACGGCAGCATTGAACCCTGGTTCCGGGAAACCTTCGGCTACGGCTTCGAAGGGCTCACCCAATCCGAAGCTCGAACGATCCTCACGTTCGACCGAGGGGTTCTATCGCCTGAACAACTCCGAGATCGACTCGCTGCGTCGCGAGATGCAGGAGGCCGCGGCGTGGGCCAGGGAGCAACTGGCAATCGACCCGGAGCTGAAGCACCTGTAGTCGACGACGACCAGGGGCCGCGATACTCCCGCGCTGGCCAGCGCGCTATTACCCTCCTCGATCAGGTCACGAACCGTGGCCCGGTGCAGTTCGCCGATCACGTCACGGCCGCCCAGCAGGCAGCCTTGGAGAAGATCGGCGCATTCGCCAAGAAAGAAACCATCGCCGAAACCGCCCGCGCTTATACCAGCCGCTGGAAAGAGAAGTGGGTGCAGGGCGTGTTCGATCAGTTCGCGCCGATCGCCAAGCTCGATCACACCGCCTACATGCAGGCCAGGCTGTCCAAGGGTACCGACGGAGCCCTAGAGTCGACGTTCCTCTACGGCAAGCCCAAGCTGCTCGACGGCGCTCTCGCCGTCGAGCCAGACGGCAAGGGCCTGCGCGGAACATTGGCCGGGCTGAAGGGCGAGCATGACCTGTTCTTCGCTTGGATGGCCGGGCACCGCGCGGAGCGGCTGGCGGCGGAGGGGCGTGAGAATCTGTTCAGTCCCGAGGATATCCGCCAACTGAAGCGTTTGAACCAGGGCGTCATGGAGGGAGGCGGTAGCCGTACCCTGGCTTACGCCCAGGCGCAGAAGGAGTTCGCCACCTATCAACGGTCCGTGCTGGACGTGGCCGAGAAGGCCGGGCTCATCGACCCTGATGCCCGCAAGCTCTGGGAGAGCGAATTCTATGTGCCGTTCTACCGGGTTATGGAGGAGGGCGACGGAACGGCCGGCCCGGGGCAGATCGGCGGCCTGACTGGTCAGCGCGCGTTCCAGAAGCTGAAGGGTGGCAAGGAACCGTTGGGCGACCTGATGGCCAACACCCTCGCGAACTGGTCGCATCTGCTCACCGCCTCGATGAAGAACCTGGCCGCGACCAATGCGCTGAAGGCAGCGGAGCCGATGGGTGTGGCCACGCCGGTGCGTGAGGCTGAGAAGGGGGCTGTCCGCGTAATGATGGGCGGCCGCGAGCAGCACTACCTGGTGCACGACCCGCTGGTGCTCGACGCCCTCACCATGTTGCACCAGCAGGACTGGAACAATCCTGCGATGAAGGCAATGCGCACCTTCAAGCACTGGCTAACCACGGGCGTGACCAGCAGTCCAGCATTCCGCGCGCGCAACCTGCTGCGCGACAGCATTTCGGCGATCGCCACCAACGACATCGGGTACAACCCGCTGAAGAACGTCGCCGAAGGTTGGCGTGGCACGGCGCACAGCAACCCAGTGATGCAGCAGCTGATCGCCGGCGGCGGGGCAGTGCGCTTTGGTGCGCTCAACGACGGCGACCAGGCGGCCCACGCGAAGCAACTGATCAAAGACCTCGGCGTGAAGGAGGGGCAGATCCTCACCACCCAGGAAAAGATCACCCGTGCGCTGCGTTCGGCATGGGACAAGTACCAGGAACTGGGAGATCGCTTGGAGTCGGTCAACCGGGCCGCGCTGTACAAGAAGCTGCGAGAGGAGGGTAAGAGTCATCTCGAGGCCAGCTATGCGGCACGCGACATGATGGACTTCACGTCCGCGGGTAAGTGGGCCAGCGTGCGATTCCTGACCCAGATCGTTCCATTCATGAACGCTCGCCTGCAGGGCATGTACAAGCTCGGCCGCGGCGCGGGTACCGACCCCCGGCGATTCCTCGCTGTGGCTGGCGCGGTGGCCATGGTGTCGGTGCTGCTCCACCTGCTGAACAAGGATGACGAGGAGTACAAGGGCCTGCCGGACTTCGTGCGGAACAACTACTGGTGGGTCCGCCTGCCAGGCGCCGAGCACGCGCTGTACATTCCGAAGCCCTTCGAAGTTGGTGTGCTTGGCAGCGTCGCCGAGCGCATGACCGAGCTGGCCACTGCCGGCAGCGACTACCGAGCAGGTGACTTCGCGTCGACCGTGGGCGCACTGTTGATGGATCAGCTTTCCATGAACCCGGTGCCGCAAGCCTTCAAGCCGGCGATGGAAGCAGCCTTCAACTACGACAGCTTCCGCGAGTCAGCGATCGACAGCCAGGGGCAGGAGCGCCTGCCGCCGGCTGAGCGCTACACCTCGAGTACTTCCGCCGCCGCAGTGGCTGCCGGCCGCCTGGCAAACATTTCGCCGCAGCGTCTGGAACATCTGGTGCGCGGGTACTTCGGTTGGCTCGGCACCCAGGCCCTGAATGCGGGCGACTACATGCTGCGCGGCCCCATGGATCTCCCGGCGAACCCTCGCCGCGATGCCAGTAACCCGGATAACTGGGCGCTCTACGGTGACTTCGTGAAGCCGGTAGCCGGCGGCAGCAGCAAGTACATGGACCGCTTCTACGAGATGCAGCACCAGGTCGACCAGCTTTACGCCTCGGCCAGTGAGGCGAGGAAGGTCGATGACCTCGATCGCCTGCAGGAGCTAGCCGGCAACAGCACGCTGAAACTTCGGCCGATCTATGCCGCGGCGAACCGGCGCATCACGGCGATCAATCAGCGCATGCGGGCGGTGAGCAACGATGCCTCCCTGGGCGCCGAGGAGAAGATGGCGCTGCTGCGCGAGCTGAGCGAGAGCCGGAATCAGGTGGCGCGCCGAGTAGACGAGCGGGCCAGGGCGGAAAATTAGGTAGGCCTTCTTGCTGGACACGCATGGCTAGCTGCCACTAGCCTGCTGTCATCGCAGATGAGGAGAGTCCATGAAAGCTCTGGTCGCATGCTTCGGGTTGTTCACGATCGTGGTAGGTGTTGTCGCTCTTTCGCTCCAGCGCGACATCAATACCGTTTCTGTCTCGGCCTTTGAGTGCTTGGACCGCGTGCAGTTAAACGCGCGCGACGGCGAGTGTATGCAGTCGGTCGTTGACCAGACGAAGCGTGTTGAGGTCAAGGCGAAGGTCATCGGCTCCGCGCTCGGTATGCAGACCAACTGAGTTAAATCACATCGACCTATCGGGATCGGCGATGACCCGCGCTGGGTAGCACCTTCCCGTCCCCGAGGGCATCAAGGTGGTCGGCGTACCACTGCATCATTTCCCGGCGCTGGCGCAGGTAGGCGGCCTGGTTGTAGATGCCGGCCGTGCCTTCTTCTTTATGGGCAAGCTGCGCTTCTACCAGGTCGCTGTCGAAGTCGTGCTCGTTTAATAGAGTGCTGGCTGTATGGCGCGTGCCATGGCCAACTAGCCGACCTTTGTACCCCACCAGGCCGTAGACCTTGCCGATGGTGTTCTCGCTGATAACTGGGTTCTTGGGGCCTGTTCCCGGGAAGACCCAGCGCGTGCGGCCGGTGAGCGCTTGCACCTCGCGCAGTGCTTCGACAGCCTGACGCGGCAGAGGAACCAACTGGTCCCGGCGCATTTTCATCTTCGCGGCTGGGACGGTCCAGAGCGCGGCGTCGAGATCGAACTCTTTCCACTCGGCGAAGCGAACCATGCCTGGGCGCGAGGCTGTCCACAGGCAAAGCCATGCAGCGGTTCGGGGAATCAGCCGGCTGTTGCTTCTCCGCAAAGCCTTGATGAAGTCGGGAATCTCGGGCTCGAGCAGATGGGGATACTGCTGTGCCGTCGGCGCGGGCTTGGCGATGGACTTCAGGCGAGAGGCGGGATCGTTCTCGGTCAGGCCCTTGGCGATGGCGTAGCCGAAAATATCGTTCAACCAGCCGCGCACCTTCTTCGCTACGTTGAGCGCGCCACGGTCCTCGATTCTCTTCTGCAGGCGAGCGCAGTCGGTGCGGCTGATATCGTCCAGCTGGCGATCGCCCAACTCTGGCAGGATGTCCGAATCAAGGTAGGTGCGGATCTTGTCCAGGCTGCTTTGCGCGAGGCCCTGTTGGCACTTCGCGTCGTACCAGCCTTCGGCAGCAGCTCGGAACAGGCGTTCGGCGGCGCGCTCGGCTGCTACCTTGGCGGCGCGCTTCTGCTCCTGCGGGTCGATGCCGTTGGATATCTGCTCGCGGTATTCGCTGGCGCGCTTGCGGGCCAGCGACCCGCTGACCTCGGGGTATCCGCCCAGGCCGAGCCAGGCCCATTTGCCAGCGGCGTTCTTGTATCGAAGCTGCCAGGACTTGCCACCGTCGGGCTTCACACGGAAGTAGAGATTGGAGCCGTCGAGTTCGCGGTACTCCTTTTCCTCCGCCTCGAGCGAGTCAAGAACAGTGTCTGCCAAGGGGCGCCGTTTGATGGCTGAGCGCTTCATGTGTATCCCAAAGTTCGGCGAGGAGGCCGAGGATACAAGTGGGGATACAGGGATACAACGGATAAGCTGATGCTAGGTGAGACAACCTGAAACAACAAAGCCGGCTCTAAAGGCCGGCTTTGCTGGTTTTCTGAGGTGATTTGAAATCACCTGAGACTATGTGGTGGTGCCCCGGGAGAGACTCGAACTCTCACTCTGTCGCCAGAAACGGATTTTGAATCCGCCGCGTCTACCATTCCGCCACCGAGGCAATGGCGCGGCAGTATAGGGAGGCGCTCTGCGCCGGTCAATCGGCTCGCATGGTCAGAAATCGGCATATCCAGTAAGATGTGCGCCCCTTCGAGAAAGCTCCCCC